GTTATTTGCTTTGCAGGTTATCAAATTTTCATGGCGAAGATTGTTAGAAAAAATGTCGTATGCAAATTTTATTCGGTGTGTTCTAGGAACATTCATAAGACACAGTATTTTATAACGTCTGTTGTGTTTAGAAAAAATTAGTTTATTTTGATTTTCTACAAAATTTTTACTCGCTAGAGGAACCAAAGTATAAAATGGTCGGTTTAAAGAACAGACACTATACGGAACTTCTTTGTAAGGTCTCACATTTCCGGTGAGTAAAATAACTTGATCTGGTGTTAGGTTATGATATAGTACTGTATTTTTAACAAAATGTCCAGTTAAGTCTGCATTATTGCTATGCATACAATCATAGTTTTCGCTGCTATAATCAACTACTATTTTACATTTATTTGCTCGGATATCATCTAAAACTTCATCTGGAATAGGTAAAACATAATTTTTGTCAAAGGGACAACTACTGCGTCTTACAGTTCTAGAATTTATAGTAATAACATACACGTAGCGACAATCGTCGCTACTTTTTATAGGAAAATCTAAGAAAGGTCGTTTCGACTTAGATAGACTATATATAACCGACACAACACTTAATTTATAGTACCGCTATACCAAATAGTTACTTTTGCTGTACCTGCACTCGCACCGCCTTGCGTAACAGTAATGCTGATTGTATCTACACCTGTGTATAAATGCCCATTGTCAAGTGTAACTTGAGATGCAGTATCAAACCCGCTGAACAGTCTACTAGCATTACCGGTATCACCTACTGTAATTTCTGTATTAGCATCAGCATCGGCCCAATTGCCTGCACTTTTTTCAACACTTACACTGTGAACAAATGTATTAGCATCTACGTTGCCAACTGTTACTGTACCCGAGTCGTAGTTGACTGTGGTAGTTACATAAGCTAGTTTAGCTGCTTCAGCTGTGCTTAACTGACTTAGTGCTACAGCATGTTCTGGATCAACGCCTTCTGCAACAGCTACTGATATTAAATCATTACTGTTGTCCTTAAAGCTGATCACACTAGCATTACTAGCATCAATCTTAGGACCTTGTTTGCCTAACTCAACTGTTGAGCCAACGCCGGTTATACCATAGTTCTTTACTGAATCTACCACGTTAGTCTCCTATTACAGTGTGATATTGCCTAGATCAGGATTGCTATTTTGTGCCTGGCTAATTGAACCGTAATCTGTTACAGTTAAATTATCGGCAGCTAATACAACACTGATTGTAGCTGTTCCGCTTGTAGCACTACCTTGTGTAACGCTATAAGTAAGTGTACCTTCGCCAGTGTACTCATACTGGTATTGGCTGTGATACTGACCTACTTTTAGTACGTCAACGTCCTGTGCGCGGATAAAACGTGCGCCGTTGCTGCTATCACCTACTTCAATAAATGTAGTGGTGTTGTCAGCAGTGCCGCCCCATGCACCTGGAATGTCCACAGTAACACTTAAAATTCTGCTGCCAGCAGCAACAGTTGCTAGGTTAGCACTTCCTGAATCGTAGTCAACATCTAAAGTGATATGCTGTACTAGATCAGAGGCTAGTTCGTCTAACTGTGCTTTGGTAACAGCTTGTGTACCTATTGTAGCGTTGGCGATTGCAATCTTTTGTAGTGCGCCTGCACTGGTATAAAATCCGATCGCACTTGCATTACCTGCAATGTAAGAACCTTGCTTGCCCAGTTCAACGTTTGCGTTTAACCCAGCTAAATTATATTTTTTGACAGCAGCCATTATGATCTCCATACTGAAGTTTTAGTATAAACATATTTATCAAAAGATGCTTGACATTTAACCATTTAGTGTGTATACTAGCATTATGAACTATGAACTTAGAGTAGTGATATTCTCCGAAAACGTGCTACAGATTCGGAAAGTATACATAGATGAGGCAGGCAATCCTGTTCGGATCGATCCCGAAAGTATTGATCTTTCCGCAGAATCGTTGGAAGAACTAGTAGCAACTGTATTACATGCTAGTGCAAGTTTGACTAAACCTGCACTTGATGTTAATATGTTTGTTAAACATGATGTAAATGATGCGGCAAAGATTGCGGCTGCTATTTTGAGAGGTGACAATGTACGATAATTCAGTTAAACGCATCGGGTTTGCTTGCAAGTACATGCACCCGGATCAGAACCAACATAAGAAAATTCTAGAGGAATTACAGCGTCCTTTAAATACCAAAGCTACGACTGTAGCTTGGTTAAATAGACAAACACGGGAAGTAGCCGAAGAACGCCTGTGGGAAATCATGTTACATAACACAGAATCGGCAAGGAGATTAGTTGAATATGTTGGAGCGTTACCTGAAGATCTTCGCATGGTGCGTCTTGGGAGTGATATTCTTCCCGTTTATACTGAGCCTACTTGGTCTTATTTTTGGCATCGTAGCGATGTCATTAATGTTTTGGTACCTCGTTTTGCAACTATTGGTGAGCTTGCTCGCAAACTTGGTGTTCGGCTCAGTTTCCACCCCGGACAATTTTGTGTCCTCGCTAGCGACAATCCAGACATTGTCGACCGTAGCATAGAGGAGTTTGAATATCATGTCACTATGGCTAAATGGATGGGCTTTGGCAATGCGTTTCAGGACTTTAAAATCAACGTCCACATCGCAGGTCGTCAAGGCCCCGAAGGTATTAAGCGAGTTATCCCAAGACTCAGCCCCGAAGCAAGAAACTGCCTCACAATCGAAAACGACGAAATGTCCTGGGGTCTCAACTCGAGCCTAGAACTAGTAGATCACTGTGCGTTGGTGCTAGACATTCACCACCACTGGATTAGAAATGGAGAATACATTGAAGCTAACGATGATCGTGTTAAAAGGGTTATTGACAGCTGGCGCGGTGTGCGCCCTGTTATTCATTACTCAGTTAGCAGGGAAGACCTGCTACCCGACCACTGCGGGAACACTAGACCCGATCTTGACACACTGCTAGAGCAGGGTTACAAGAAAGCAAAACTTCGCGCACACAGCGACTACTACTGGAACAGTGCAGTCAATGACTGGGCTCTTACGTTCCGAGATCAATTTGATATCATGTGCGAAAGCAAGTCTAAGAATCTTGCTAGCTTTGCACTATATGAACATGCACAACAGGCTAACCAATAAAATGGGTGTAGTTACATTAGGTGATAATGCTGGGCATTTCCTCACAGGAGATTTAGAAGGTATATGTAACTATGCTATTATTAAAAGTGCCGGCTGGTGGGTAGAAAATGTTGATGCTATTGTCGAATGGTTAGATGATACTGGCATTGCCGCTCGCTATAAACATGAGGGCATGGTATTAACCTTTGAGTGCAAAGAAGACTTAGCCATGTTCATATTGAGGTGGGCGTAATGCTTAGGAAAAAATCCTACGACCACTTAACCAATTCGACTATCTACACTTACGAAAAAACCTATATGGATAAAAAGTATAGTGTTGATTATAAGTTAGACAGGGACTTATTGCGTCAGAGGACACTGAGTAGCTATGAGGAGGACGTCCTTAATGCTATGGGAAAACAAGTTTCTTTAGAGATGGATACAAAGCTATTAGAAAGTGTTTATGCTGACACAGGCTGGATAAAGGTTGGCAAGATCCGCGAGGATGATAGTACACTGATATGGATTCGAGACAACGTTCGCAGCGGATATACCCGTATGCCAAATGGAGTATATTGGTTTCAGAGCACAGATGAAGCCGCATGGTTTAGGGTATGTTGGGCATGAAAAACAATTTTAAAGTTGTTCGAAGAGGACCTAAATGGTGTGTGCGTGTTAACCCCACCACCGACGAGTTTGATCGAGAGGCGTGGCCAGTTTATGCTGTCAAGCAATGGTTGAATGACTATGGCATTACGTATGAGACCAAGAAGCGAGAATACGTAACTGTTCATAACCACTGGTGGTCGTATTCCGCTCCTGCAACGTGGAAGCGTGACTATATCTTTGATCAAAAAGAAGACGTAGCTATGTTCATGTTGAGGTGGGGATGAAAATTACCAATGTTAAATCAGTATACAACGGCAGTCAATGGGTTAGACTCCGAAGAGTCGTACCGAAATTCTTTTGGCATGAAGGGCATCCTGCAGGATACACTGATGATTTAGGTATCATTGCAGATCGCAATCAATGGGTAGAAGCACAACGAAGGGGCTGGCAATCCGAAATTGATCCGCAGGATTATCAAGAAATTCGAGAATGGTGTCTTCAGAATTTAAAGCACGGTACTTGGCACACAGGACTCTTTTATATCCTCATTGACAATGATGCAGATGTTGCTTGGTTTATGTTGAGGTGGGGTTAAGCTGACAGAGTATCTTGACATTTATGTTCGCAGTAAGTGGAAGCCAACATTTGCTGTTCTTCCCCACAAGACCATAACCGGTAAGTGGATTTGGTTACAGCGTTGTTTCTACCGAGATGTAATGGTGTATGACGGCGGGCTTATTGATGAACCTGATGTGCAGTGGGCACGAGATGCGCTAGAAATACTAGAGACTATGCGATGATACCAGAACGAATTAGATATGCAGTACCTCTAGCAGACAATGTAGAGATATACACTTTAAGTTTTAACCATAGCTTTTTTTATCAGACCGGGGATAGGTTTGAAGAAACTATACTACGCCGTGTGATGCAGGAGATGGATGCACGAACCAACGGACTTACACTAGAACAGCGACAGCACTATGAAATGTGTTTGGATATGCTGGGTTGGACTTATGTTAGCTCAGGATACGATGGTGAACATTTGCCAACGATACGAGTATGGTGGATGATTAATAATTGTACCAAAGCATTTGCCCGATCCGGAACAGGGCATTATTGGTTTGAAGATCCGGCTGAAGCATCTTTTTTTAAGTTGCAATGGTTAAAAGCCTATGGCTAACAAAATTATTTGGGTTGAAAGCAAAACCTTGCCTCTATCTCTAACTGCTAGAACAGAAATTTTCCCCCCTGCGGGTGTGATGGCAGGTATCAGCGACGCTGATATGTTTCCTATTGCTAAATGGGTTAATGAAACAGGTATTGGTAGGCGTACCAGCTTCGATACTTTTAAATTTCGTAACCGTGCAGACATGGCCATGTTCTTACTACATTGGAACAGCCAGTAATAGCCTTCGTGACTTGTTCTAGCAGTTAAATAACGAAATAACATGTAATTTATAGGAAATTCCGTGACAACTGAACTTTGTAACATAATGAAAAATCACGGCAGTGATAAGGGCGCAGACTGGCATAACTACACACAGATTTATTCCAGCTTGTTTTTTGATCAACGCAACGAAATCAAAAAAGTTTTTGAACTAGGCATTGGTTCAGTTAATCCTGGTATTGCTAGCCATATGAAAAAGATTTATTCTCCAGGCGGCAGTCTACGAGGTTGGAGAGAGTTTTTTAACAATGCACAAATTTACGCGGCAGACATCGACAAGGATATTCTTCAACCCGAAGAACGCATAACCAAGTTCTACGTTGACCAAACCAACCCTGCTGTTGTTAGTGAAATGTGGAACCAAGTGGGTGTAGATAATTTTGATATTATCATCGACGATGGCTTACACACATACAAAGCTAATAAAGTATTTTTTGAGAATAGCTTTAAACAACTCAGTGCCTATGGAATTTTTATTATCGAAGATATCCCCAACAATGAGTTAAATTACTTTAGAACTGAGCTTGCAAAGATTGCTACGGATTTAGGTTTTTCTACAAGACTGCTACAACTAAAGCATGGCAGCAATAAAACAGACAACAATCTCATGATTATTACAGCTAATCAAAATTACATTAGTATGGTTGACACAATGCCCTCGGAGTTATTTTTATGAGCAATATCCTATGCATGGCCGTAAGCAAAATCAAACCCAACGGTAAGTTGGAATACAACAAACAGTTGGGTGCAGAAAACACACATAAAGTTTATCAAGCCATGAGTGAAATTGTAATTCACAGTGCTGAAACTTTTATTCAAGAAGATTTTGAATACGTAGTATTCCAAGATGAAGTTGATAGTTATCAGGAAATCTTCCACAAGAACTTTGATCATGTATACAGCGAATTCAACAGCGAAGATGGACCGCATAATATTCTGTTCCTGGACTGCGACACACTGGTTGTAGGACCAGTAGAAGTGTTTGGCAAGTTTGATAAGTTCCAGTTGTTTAATTACACTGACCCAAAAACATTGTCCGGAGACGATGCTAATAACAAATATGGCCTACAGCATGAACATTATTTCAACGCTGGTGTGCGCTACTATCCAAGCACTATGCCTAAAGAACTTTGGGATTTAGGTTGGAGTTATGCAAAGGATTGGGATTACAATATCTGGGGCACTGAACAAATCATTTTCAACTCTATGATGTATAGTCAAGATCCAGACGTAAAAACTTGGCTACGCCCAGATATGAATTTCCAGGCTATGAATGTACCATTCGATGATATTAATAATTCGGCACTACAATCATACCTAAAGAATTGGAATGGCATTCATATGAATGATGCAAAGATCATGCATCTACACGGCACCCGAGGTGCTGCCAACACATTGTTGTTACAGTGGGAATTGTGGCGTAGAATTACCGGAGAAGAATTTCAGTTCTCCACAGTAGACGTAGTTAAAGACTCAACCGGCAAGCCGATTAATATTGAATTTAAGTAAGTATTTGGTAGGCGCCTACCAACTACTCTTAAATTAGGACAGTCAGTTGCAGCTCTGGGCTACTATATAGCGTATACTAAGAGGGACGCAAAACATTTATTGTTAGACTGAACATATTCTGTCCACGCTATTATTTACGCAAACATTAAAAAATAGTTAGAAAACGGCGTATTTTTAGGTGCCGGCGATAAAGCGTGTTAAAAACAAGACAAAGCGCAGTATATAGCATCGATAACCGCTGTAAATTAAGATTAAAAACATTAAATAGAACATACGAAAAGGTAAACATATGTTAATTCAAAAACCGCTTGATCAAGGCGATATTGTTAGTATTAAACTTCTTACTGGTGAAGAAGTGCTCGGAAGATACGTTTCCGAATCAGACACAGAAATCCATGTTAAAAAGCCCTGTACTTTAGCAATGGGGAATCAAGGAATGGGCATTGTACCCTGGATGATGACAACGCAACCAGAGACAACTAAGCTAAATAAGCACACTGTAATTGCTTATGCGCCCACAGACAGTGAAATAGCTAAAGCGTACACAGAGGCCACATCTTCCATTAAGCTAGTTTAGTGGATGCCCAAATACACAAGAACTTGACAATTCCGTTTTAGTGTTGTATAATCTAACAACAATGTAAGTTGTTGAAGGACGTCTTGTTACCAACCGAGGGCCTGTGCCCAAAAGGAGGATAGAGAGTATGATAGAAAAGTCAATGAAAGGTGTTAATCTTATTGCCGGAATTGCAATTGTTGGGTTACTAACATCAGCAGTTACAGCGTATAAGTTTAAACACACTGACCCTAAGACCGGAATGAACACAGCATCAGCTGAACAAGTTCAAAAGGATCTTAACTGCCTTGCTATAAACATTTATCGCGAAGCAGGCAATGAACCATTTGAAGGCAAAGTTGCTGTAGCGCAAGTTACAATGAATCGTACACAGAATCCAGATTTCCCTAGTGAGATTTGTGACGTAGTGTATCAGAAGAATAATTTTACCGGGAGAGTAGTTTGCCAGTTTAGCTGGTACTGCGATTCCACACATAGGAACCGTCCAGTTAATCGCGAGCTATATAACGAAAGTTATCGCGTAGCAAAGATGGTTCTGCTAGAAAACTTTAGGTTAGAATCGCTTGATCAAGCATTGTTTTACCATGCAGATTATGTGAATCCAAATTGGGGTTATAAAAAGATCACAAAGATAGGACAACATATTTTTTACAAGGGTAAACAAACAACATGAACACAGAAATTCTCAAACTCAAAATGAAAAACTTTTTTAACAATTGTGCAGTCGAGTTTAAGAACAGCATTAGAAAAGTTTCAATTGATAGTATCGGTTGGACTGCTCTAATTGCACTACATGCTGTCACAGTTCCTTCCTTACTTGGGCTGATGACAGGACTTACAGACAACACACCGCCCATTGATATGGTTATTATTCTTTGGGCAGCGTTAGGACTTTTCTATGTCAAGGCTATCTTGGAAAGAAATTTCGTAGCGTTGAATATCATTGGTTTTGGTTTTATTGGACAATCAATATTGATGGCATTGATATTCTTTAAGTAAGGCAAAAACAAACATTAATAAGGAGGAGGAGTAATGTCCCTTAAACAAGGCATTAGTCTAACCATTAGAAATGTTGTCGTAGCTTTAACTGTTGGAGTTTTATTTGCGTCAACTAATGCGTTAGCAGAGGAAGGTCCTAATGACTTTGCTCAAAAACACATAGACAATATCGAATCACATTCACAAGCATTATATGCACCTACACCAACAAGGGCATTGCTTTTAAAAAAGCAAGAACCTCAAGTAAACAATAAACAGCTGATGTGTTTAGCTAAGAATGTTTACTACGAAGCAGGTGGTGAAAGTGATAAAGGTAAAGCGGCAGTAGCACACGTTACACTTAACAGAGCAAACAGCTCACATTTTCCTGATTCAGTATGTAATGTAGTGTATCAGAAAAACAGAGGCGTTTGTCAGTTTAGTTGGGTATGCTACAGAAAAGCCTCTCCCAAGACACATACAGATACTTGGGCAGAAAGTTTAAGAATAGCCAGAGAAGCACTTAAAGGTGAGATAAGAGATCCTACATATGGTGCGCTATTCTTTCATGCAGTCTATGTGAAGCCTGTTTGGTCAAGAACATTTAAAAAGACCATACGCATAGGTAACCACATATTTTACAGACGTTCACATTAATGGAATCTCCTGTGTTGATATAAATACTACTATAATCAACACAGGAGACTTTCATGATTAAACATATTATTCTAGTAGCAGCTCTACTAGTTTCATCATCCCCAGCATTTGCACAAAAGGAAAAACCAAGCGTTGTCTATGACGCAACTATCCTACGTGCAAACGACGGCGACACCGTTGTAGTTGCCGCACCTTTTTTGCCTGCGCCTCTTAAAAAGGAATTAGCAGTACGTATCTTTGGGGTTGATACTCCTGAGAAAGGTTTCCGAGCTCAGTGTCCAGCAGAAAATGAAAAAGGCCTGGCTGCATCAAAGTTTACCAAGGACATGATTGCTGCCTCTACTAAGCATCAATATTCGTTAATGGAATGGGACAAGTTTGGCGGCCGTGTACTAGGTGACATTATTCTTGATGGTAAGAGTCTACGTGCTGAACTAATTAAGAACGGTCATGCTCGCGAATACTACGGTGAGGCTAAACAAAGCTGGTGTAAGTAAAAAATATGGCCTCTGTGACAAATATATTCTCTTATGGAAAGTTCATTAACGGCGAACTAGATGATACATTTAATCAGAGGTTAGATTGGTTTATTGAGAGCGATTATTATACTTCCAATATCCCGTTGCATTTCATGTTCTTTAACGACGCAACTAATATAGAAGTTGAGGACATAAAGAATAATCCTAGATATATTGGATTTAATGTTGATCGCTATAAGCTAGGAGATAAAGTTGTTTTATTTTACGCAAACGAATCTGTATTAAACTATCCTGATGATTTTGGGATATCACAAGAAATTTATAAGATACAAACTATTATAAATTACTTTAATATACCGTTGAGTAACATTATATTACTTGCTAATGTACATCAACATAATAAAACTTTTACTAGTATTGGTTTAAATTTAGGCTTGAAACTTAGTCAAATTTTGTTAATCGATTATTACGAATTGCAAACATATTTCTTTCATAAAGTTTTAGGATCTGATCATAATAAATCATATAATCCTAATGCAGTAAAAGACATACGATACATGTTTGGTAAAGTTAGTAAGCCAATTAGAATTATAACTATGTATAAACTATGGCAGAAAGGTTTGCTAGACAATGCTGTTACTGGATGCTTAGTTGACTATAATGATATCGACGACCTAGCTGAACAGGTTTCTTTAGAGTTTAATACACTGTATAAACAACATATCGAACAGCAGTCTATAGCAGAGATGCTGAGGAAATATTATGGATCTCCCGATAGTGTGAGTCATTTATATTTTAAAGACTCGTATGGCGCTGTTAGCAATCATTGTCCAAGTTATCCTTACAATTACAAAATTTTATTTGAAGATACGAAGGTCAGTCTAATACCGGAAACTTACGTTTATAATTACAATAGACCAAATTTTATAACTGAAAAAACATACAAGACAATTTATAATCACCACCCATTTACGATATTAGGAACACCTGGTATATTAAAAACTCTAAAATCTAAAGGGTATAAAACGTTTGATGGGATTTGCAATGAAATTTACGATCAATGTTCAAATGATCGTAAACGTAGTGATCTCGTTATTAATTCTACCTTAGAGATATTGCGTTCATCTAAACAAGAAGAAATTGATTTAATTACAAAATACAATTTTGCTCAATTAGAAAAAAATTCTTTAGAAACTGTCAAACAGTTGAATACCATAATACTCAACAACTTTAGTTGACAAACCAAAAAAACTGTAGTATAGTAAGTGTACTATCTAAATATAGTTAGAGGACTTAGACGCTCATCCCTCTTTAAAGATTCTGCGTGTCATTGCTAAATCTAAAGGAAATAACAATGGCAAAATATCTATCAACAAAAACATACGGCAACGACCGCGGCCTGAGCTGTACATTCCGTCAGTGGCGTAGTACACATAGTCATTGCAGTCTACTACACGGTTATTCGCTAGGTATCAAACTAGTGTTTGAAAGTGAAACATTAGACGACCGAAATTGGGTCATGGACTTTGGTGGTCTTAAGGCATTCAAAGAGTGGAGCGAATACATGTTTGACCACACACTGGTTGTTGCACACGACGATCCTCATCTTCCCTTCTTCAAGCAGATGAACGACTTGGTTACTATTGGTGGGTTTAACGATCCAGAAAGCCCTATTCCAAATGTTCGAGGCGCAGTATGCGATATCAGAATCGTCCACGGCGTCGGCTGTGAGAAGTTTGCAGAGCTTGTATACAACACTATGCAGGAAATTCTAAAAACTTATCAGCGTGGTGAAAGTTACACACTGCCTAACGGTAAGACATTTAGTTGTCGCTATCCTGTTGGACAAGGTGTAAAGCTACGTAGTGCTGAAGTGTTTGAACACAGTGCAAACAGCGCAGTTTACGAAGGCTGAACATGCCAACAGTACAGGTAAACTGGCCCAAGGACGCTAACGGCAATATGTTTAGTATTATGAATTGGGTACAAACATTATCGGTAGAGGACCAGGAAGAATGGAACTATGCTGACAATGAGCATCGTCAGATGATTGCTGATGCAGTTGCTAACGGCGATGCTACCACAGAGCCTGATAAAATTCATTGGAAAAGTGATGAGGTATGGAATTCTTATCAAGAACAATACCTAACATCTAAAGTAAGGGCTATTGAAGAGAAGTACTGGGCAAGATTTTTAGAAGAACATAATTTAAAAATGTCCGATATTTTCGGCAAATAAAACCCTTTATAAATCAAGAAGATAAATAAAGTTAACAAAAAGGTTGACAACAACCTAGAAACGTGTATAATAAGGTTATGATGAAGCAAACAGTATCGATAGCAAAACCGGAAAATCGCATGCCAGGAAACTGGCAAGTGACCTATCACGGTTGTGCGTTTACAATCGATATGGGGGGCTTAACGTAATCTAGTTATACGCATAACTTTACGTTTATAAGACCCCCGGAAGCAGAAGCAACCGGGGGTTTTTTATTTTAGTGTTAGATCAAAAAAGATGTTGACACAGAGTTAAAGATAGCGTATAGTTAGTCTAGTGTTAATAGGGAACGCGGTCCTGCAGAACACTTTAAATAAACTGCTACTAACGTGGGCGGCCTAGGGGATGAGAAGCTGGTGGCGACAACACCGGTGGTAAAAACCTAGAGTAGATAAGCATAGGGCCGCGGCCAGAGGCGTGGTTACATTGGCGAGCTGCCATTGAGCCCTATGCTTATCTACCCACATTCGAAAGAGTGTGGTAAAAATTCAAGCCCTTATAGCTCAGTTGGTAGAGCAGTTGATTTGTAATCATCAGGTCCGGCGTTCGAGTCGTCGTGGGGGCACCAGAATAAGCAGTACCGTCTGCTGAACCAACGTTATAAAGGCGATTAAGTTCGCTGGCATGCGTTGAAAACAAAACGGATGAAGGAAGTTCCTGTGGCGACCAAGCGATTGGGGGAAGATAGGAACGTAAAGAGCGAAATTACTGACTGTAGCGAGTCAACACCTCAGTGGCCTTCTTATTACTAACACCGTCGCCCGTATGGTGTATAACAATCCCGGGCCTAAATTTAATGTCGCGGTGGCAGAGTGGCCCAATGCAAAGGTCTGCAAAACCTTAAAGCCGCCAGTTCGAATCTGGCTCGCGACTCCAGAGTTTAGATAACTGTTTAGCTCGTTAGCGAATCGACATACCGAGGACTGACCTTGCTTGCGGCTTAATGACTGTGATCCTAGGAAAAGCACAGTGTAGATATTGCTACATCAGTCGGCAAAAGAGTAGTAAACTGAACGGTTATCTAAAATTTGTATATCAGTATAGCTCAGCGGTAGAGCACCGCCCTGATAAGGCGTAGGTCGGTGGTTCAAATCCACCTACTGATACCATGCTCTCGTAGTTTAGTGGTAAAACACCCGTCTTATACACGGCATAGTCCCCAGATTAGGGAGCGTCGGTGGTTCGAATCCACCCGAGAGTACCAATTTTAAAATATAAGTAATATCATCGGGGTGTACGTCAGTCTGGTTAGACGGCCTGCTTTGGGAGCAGGAGGTCGCAGGTTCGAATCCTGCTACCCCGACCATTTTTAAATGATAAGTATAGTTTGAAGGTTTAGTGGACCAAAGACCGTTCGCAATTCGCACTTTTGATAAATAAAAGTATGAACAACGGAAAATATAACACTGACCAATATAAAATCTTGCAACAGGAAAAGAACGATAGACGTTTTGGGCCTGTTGAAAGGCACACAAAAAAATGTGAACGATGTGGTACAGAGTTTACATTTGAAGGTCGAATAAAAACTAAGGCCTACGAAAAAGCAAAGTTTTGTAGTCGTAGTTGTGCTAACAGTAGGCAAGAGTGGTGGAATGATAATGCAACTCATTATAAAACCATCGCTTTACAGAACTGGAAGCACGAATGTGTTATTTGTGGGTTCGATAAAATTGTAGCGATACATCATATAGATGAAAATCACTACAATAACGAACCTAAAAATTTAATACCTCTATGTCCAAATCATCATGAAATGGTTCATAGTAAGTATAAAGAAGAGGTTGCTCCTTTAATAGAGCAAGCTGTTAAAAATAAATGGAGTTAGGGGACGTAAGCTAACGGGAAACTGGCGCCTTTGCAAGGCGCACTTGAGGGTTCGATTCCCTCCGTCTCCACCATCCTCCACCAATTTACAAACTATGATATACATCTTTGACGATACTTTTAAACAAGAAGAGTTAAACGCTGTACAAGAATGGGCAGAAGATTTGCCCAGAGATGATACATGGTTTGAAATGTCTGAGTTGTTGTTTGCACAGCAACTATTAGACATTGCGGGTAAGTATTTTGATCTTAGCAGTGCTATCGGATGTGAAATGCATATCAACTATGACACGCCAGATCCTCACAGAGACAAAGATGAGGAAGCATGGTTCAGTCATAAACAAATGATTCACCCTTTGTGTAGTATTGTGTACTATCCAAAGATTGAGATGCAAGGTGGTAAACTAGTGTTTCCTGAAGAGGGCATAGTAGTTACACCTAAGACAAATAGAACGGTAATCTTTCGCAGTGACCTATTACATTCAGGCACACCATGTGCAGGTGTAAGACAGTCCATAGGATTGAATCCCTGGGATAGAGTACCTCTAATGCATCAAATGCGGGAGTAGCTCAGTGGTAGAGCTCTTCGTTGCCAACGAAGTGGTCGGCGGTTCGAACCCGCTCTCCCGCTCCATTTTTTGTACCCTTGGTGTTAACGGCAGCATAACGGTCTCCAAAACCGCTGGTCGAGGTTCGAATCCTTGAGGGTATGCCAATTACAAGCAGTACCGTCTGCTGAACCATGTTACGTAGGGGTTTATGATATCCGCCAGCGATCGTGCATGTAAACAAAACGGCAAGTTTATTCCCCAGTAGCTCAGTGGTAGAGCAGACGACTGTTAATCGTCTGGTCGGTGGTTCGAACCCATCCTGGGGAGCCAATTTGCGGATGTAGCTCAGTTGGTAGAGCGCAGTCCTTCCAAGTCTGATGTCGAGGGTTCGAATCCCTTCATCCGCTCCAATTATTTCTACTTTTTTGGTTGACACATACCCAAAAGATGCTATTGTTAAAATGTAGACAGTAGGGAGTAGTTGGATGTTTGTTTTTACAATCGCCGCTTTTGCTTTTGTAGTTTTCACAGTTGTTAGTGAAGATATGAAAGTTGGTTACGCTCTTGTTCCTAGTGAGATGATGTAAATGACTGACGCAGTTCTTAACGATATTGGTATGCGATTATTTACTACACCGCGTGGTGATGAATACTACGCATGGCAGAAGGCTAGCCTAGAAGCAGAGCTAGAGATGGAGCACTACAACGATACTGCTCCAGAGGACTTTCCCGAATACGATGAAGATCCTGATGCAGACGGCTATGGCTGGGAACGCCATGCACTATCTAGGATTTATTAAATAATGCCTAAGATTAAAGCATATAAGGGCAATGGTGCTGTTATTCCAATTGCAGATGCAAAGATTGCTACTGCATTTAAATGCCCTTGGACGGATAAGATTTTCTCTAACAAGTATTCTTATGTGAAGCATCTTAAGGCTCTGCGTGAGGATCGTATCCATCGTGCCATTCGTGCTCGTATTCGTCGTAAAGTTTTTGAAGATTTGATCAATCAAGATAGCTTTGAAAAAATCATTGAGTGGATTGAAACCCATCCAGAGTTTTTCTTCGATCGTGCAATTGAGCGAGGCCGGGCAGGTTGGAGCGAACGTCGCGATCATCTTCGCGACAAGTTTTGGATCAAGATCACTTTGCTTGATGTTGCTTGGCTCGACTCTGTGAGCAACAGCCACAGTTGCCCTAGGGGCGGTGTTACTTGCTGGAGCAGTAGGGAGGCCGAAGATGGCCGCCCGCGGGGATATCCGGGTTGGCAGGGCCGTATTGAATTTCAACTCAGTCACGATCTTGGATTTGGCAGTGACATATTCCGCAACATCGGTATTCACACTGGCACAGGCGGCGGCATCAGCGGTCATCGTTACGGTTATGATGTTAAGTTGTTTGCAAGTGATTGGCCTGCATTAGCAACTAGTTTAGCTGTAGAGCGGCTAGGTGGTGTTAGTGGTATTCGTAGCTTTCGTCATGGCGTGCCTAAATATTATAATTATTAGAACATTTTTTGGTTGACAGACTCTAGAACATTTGCTATTGTAGTAAAGTAGGAAGTAAGGAGTTAGTAAATGGCAATTGATGTTAAGGAAGTTGGCAGTGTTTGGAAGCTCAAAGATATGCTTTGGGGACCATACGATAAAGGCGAGCCCTTACTGCACGAAGCTAATTACGGCTACTATGTTTCTAAGGAGTCAGCGGAACGTGCTGCCGCTCAACTAGAAGAAACTTATGCCGATCTGCCCCGCGGCAGTTGGTTTATTGTCGACGAAATCGTTTACGAATAAAGGAATTATTCATGCGTTCAGCAATGATTGAAAAAGATGTGTGTATTGATGCCCTTGTTGAGCCTTCCGCTCCATGGGCATGGGTTTGGAAAGTTAAGTTTCTAGAGGGTGCTGTGGTTCGTTCTCAGGCTTCATACAACACTGAAGATGATGCTTGGGATGCTGCCGGAGATTATGTTAACGGAGTCACAATGTGACTTATTGGTTGTTTGTTTTCTTGTTTGATGTTAATGGTGAGTTTCAGGCTAGAGAAATGATTGAAGCCGCCAACATGGAACAATGCGAAAAGTTCGCAGGCGACTATGCTCGTACAATTATTAACACTCAGATGCAGGCACAGTTTCATTGTGTGAGCGACGAAGAGTATAGACTAGCACAGGATCCTGAAGTATGAAGTATTGGTTAATTATTTTCTTTTTTACTCCCGATGGTGGGTTTGTTGAGAAGAAGGAAGTTCGATACAAGAACGAATTCTCATGTTATTATGAGATGGCAAAAGAATTAGAAAAGAAACAAAAGCTAGTTCCTCATATGTATTGTGTCACTGATGATCATTATCAGGGCAGAAAACAAGATTACGGTATACCGCTAGAAATCTAAAACGGACCTTTAGCTCAGTAGGTAGAGCAGTAGACTTTTAATCTATTGGTCCCGGGTTCGAGCCCCGGAGGGTCCACCAAGTTTGTAATTGATATTTGAAGGAAGTGTAAAATGAAAAGTATTGTATTAAACAGTTGGAATTTCATCTTTGACTATAATAAGAGTCCATTGCGTAATATTCCAGAAGGTAATATCCGACATATGGTCTATCAAATCCTAGGATGGATGTGGGCTATTGCGTTTAGTGTTGCAATTGGAAGTTATACATTTCTTGCAGTAAGTTTGATTGGCCATGCCGTTCTTATCGGCGCCGCGGCTATGACAGTAGCAGTATACACTACTGCAACCGTGAAACCGGAACTTTTTGTTAAGAAGGCAGGTTGGGGTCGTAGTGTCGACGGTGAGCATATTTAATGCTTATATTCATAATTGTTCTTACAGCAATTGCGGCAGTACTTACATTGTTTGCATTGCTTAGGGGACTTGTTTCTTTTTCACAAAATCAAACAACTGACTCACGTAACAAGCAAACACAAATGATGTTTGCACGAGTAAAGTGGCAAGCAATTGCTGTGTTATTGGTAGTAGTTGCTGCCGCTGTTGTAGCTAATTAAAGTTAACGGACTGTTAACTCAGTTGGTAGAGTAGCTGACTCTTAATCAGTAAGTCGTAGGTTCGATCCCTACACAGTCCACCAGTTTATGGGCCGGCGGTCTAGAACCCGTTGAGCATCGAAAGATGTAGTCGGTCCACCAGTTTATGTTCCTCCGGTATGGAGCAACCAGCGAGCTCTCAGTGACTCTGCTAGGTGTGGCACAAGGATCTCTCTGGTCACTGTAACAGGCTAATGACCTGCTCTGCAAACCTGTCCTTGGTGTACAGTGGTGCAAGTCCACAAGGAACGCCAGTTACCTGGTTAGCTCTTGTAGCTCAATGGTAGAGCTGACCGCTCATAACGGTTAGGTTGGAGGTTCGAATCCTTCCGGGAGCACCAGGTTAGAAAGAGAGAAGAAGTATGTTAGAATGTTTGATTTTAGGCGACAGCATTGCAGTTGGTACTAAGATGTTTGCTCCAACGGAATGTGTGTCGTATTCCAAGGGAGGATTTAACTCTTGGCAGTGGAATCAGCGTTGGGGTATGAATCCTGTTCAAGCCGATACTGTTGTTATTAGTTTGGGCACCAACGATCACGCAGGTGTTAACACTGAAAAAGAATTACGTAAGATGCGTATGAGAGTCAAAGCAAAGCGTGTAGTTTGGATTATGCCTCCTTGCAACAAAAGATTTTGTAAGCCTAAGGTAAATGCTATTGTAGAAAGACTCGCACGTGAATACAAAGATATTATTGTAAGTACGCCATATGTACAGCCGGATCAGATTCATCCTAGCTGGCGCGGTTACAAGGATTTAGTTAGCAAAGCAAAAATTTAGCAACGTAGCTCAGTTGGTAGAGCAGCGGTCTCATACGCCGCCCGTCGGCAGTTCGAGTCTGCCCGTTGCTACCAGTTTATGGTGTCGGTAGCTCAGTTGGTAGAGCCCCGGTTTGTGGTACCGGTTGTCGCGGGTTCGAATCCCGTCCTTCACCCCAGCGGCCCTTAGCTCAGTTGGATTAGAGCACACGGCTACGAACCGTGAGGTCGGGAGTTCGAGTCTCTCAGGGCCGGCCAGAATTTGCCAAGATAGCTCAGTTGGTAGAGCACGGGACTGAAAATCCCGGTGTCGCCGGTTCGATCCCGGCTCTTGGTACCATAAGTTTATTGCCTCTTCGTCTAGTGGTAGGACACCGGATTTTGATTCCGGCAGCCGAGGTTCGAATCCTTGAGGGGCAGCCAAATTTAAAAGATAAGTAAAGAGTTAATAGATTTGTGTGATACATACGGTAAACGTAAGGCAGCAGAAATATTAGGTATAAGTTTAAGTGCTTGCAGAAGTAGGTATCACAGATTAAAATAATGCGGACGTGGTGGAATGGTATACACGATGGTCTTAGAAGCCATTGCCGAAAGGCTTGAGAGTTCGAGTCTCTCCGTCCGCACCAAATTTAGTTAGTGTCCATGGGCACCAATACAAAGGAAGAGTGGCAGAGCCCGGTTTATTGCACCTGACTTGAAATCAGACGTACCTGTGAGGGTACCGTGAGTTCGAATCTCACCTCTTCCGCCAGATAGTTGACAAATAGATAAGTTGATTGTATAATTAACTTATACGGAGAGGTGCCAGAGTGGCCGAATGGGCCGGTTTGCTAAACCGTTGTACGGGGAAACCTGTACCGAGGGTTCGAATCCCTCCCTCTCCGCCAGTTTAGGAAACACCCCATGAGTTACACATTGTTTTTAGATGACGAGCGTTCACCTAGTCAAGTAACTTGGGCAGTGTTTCCACGTAACAACCTAAGTATCGTTCGCAATTACGATCAGTTTGTTACACATATTAAGCAACATGGCTTACCAGGTTTTGTGTGTTTCGATCATGATTTAGCTGATGAGCATTATGCGGCAATGCTAAAAGAGAATGAATCATCTGACAATAAATTTACGATTTGGATGCCAGGTGATGATCTCTCAGATGGTCTAAACATTACATTTGATTATGGTAATGAAAAGACCGGATATGATTGTGCTAAATGGCTAATTGATTACTGTGAAAATAATGGATACAAGTTTCCGCAGTTTGTAGTGCATAGCATGAATCCTGCAGGTAAAGTACGTATTGAGCAGTACATAGCTAATGCCCAAAAACATTTAAATATCTGATGGTTGACAAGCAGTTTAAAGGCTGTATAATTGTTAACAAGTAAGCAGTAAACGTTCTTTAAAAATTGATAAGGGAAACTAGCGGCTATTAGGCCCTGCAATTCGCCCGGGTACTCCGCGCTTAGTTTTAAACGACAGCATTTTGTATCCCTTATCGTTCATTTATTTACGCACCATTCGTCTATCGGTTTAGGACAACGCCCTTTCACGGCGTAAAGAGGGGTTCGATTCCCCTATGGTGTACCAAGACGTTCCGGCTAATAACCGGATAGTGTGGTCCGCATAATAAGAAGTAGAGTTATTACTACAGGACCTTACCATTTGGTGCAAATGGCGCTGGCTATGCGAGAATCCTTCCTGGTCGAGCAGCGGGTGGAGTCGTGCGTGATGCATAGAATCCCCAACCTTAGTTGAGTTGGAACAAGGATTAATCTATGTTGATGCGATATAATGAACCGCCGCAGGAAGGAAGCACCCTATTAAGGACAGGTGGGTGAGTGGTTAATACCAGCAGACTGTAAATCTGCCGCCTCCGGGCTACGCTAGTTCGAATCTAGCCCTGTCCACCAGGAATATAAAATGAAATATCACAAATACACTAATTTTATTACAGCTGAAGATTGTGATGAGCTTGCGTCTTGGATAGTTAAAAATCAAAACTCAAAATATTTCCTAGACGCATATCATCCTGGTGCAATAAGAAAAACAACTCGTTTTAGTAATGATGTTGTTTATCCTAAAACCGCATACAGAGTTCAAGAAAATATTGACAATGTTGTAAAAGATTTATTCAAGTTGGACACTGTAAAACGAGTTCAGTCTTTTCCTAATGGAATGTATGCATCAATTGGTACTCCTGGTGACTGTTGTGAGGAGCACGTGGATCCTAGATATCTAGCAAATCATTATACATATCATTTCAATGTTATACTTAGTGATTATGAAAATGCGGATCTTTTCGTTGATAGACATCTAGTAACATTATCAAAATTAGACGGAATATTATACCCGGTTAGTGAATTATTACATTATACAACTAAGTTAACAAATACTAATTCTAGACTTTTTTGGTGTTTTGGATATTGCATTCCTATTAAAAATGCGGGCCTTTAGCTCATGCTTGGTTAGAGCAGCGGACTCATAATCCGTTGGTGCTGTGTTCGACTCACAGAGGGCCCACCATATGTAGTTTTGGAATACCCCGCTTTACACTTTGAGCGCTACCGAAAGTGGGCGATTGTCGCTGCCATACAGACACGGTAAGATTGTTATTGACCGCAAGGCCCGCTTTACATGGGCGACTTGAGACACACAGTCGGGCAGAAGCTAAACTGACCTAGATGCAAATATAGACGGACAGGGTAACAACTCAGTTTGGGGCTCAAATGGGTAGAGTAGCCGAACACTTACGAATTTAATGGCCTGGTAGCTCAGTTGGTTAGAGCATCCGCCTGTCACGCGGAAGGCCGAGGGTTCAAGTCCCTTCCAGGTCGCCAATTTAAATTCTTGCGTTAGTTGACATACCTAAGATTATATAGTAAAATATAATTTTAGACGCAGGGAGGCACATGTCTAAACGTGAGATAACTGTAGAGAAATTTAAAAACAAATTTGCAGACGTCATTCGCCATACCAGAATGGAACCGGTGGAGATTGTTGTTGCACTAGAGAAAATGGATCCTACCAAGAACTTGCAGTATGTTCCTTGGTTGGCCAAGCAATTAATTAACAACCAATTTAAGTTTGAAGACACAGCTCGTGTTAAGACTGTGCTAGAAAACTTCGACAAGCTAAAACCTCGTTTGGAAAAGCGAGACATTAACCAATTTAGTTTTTACGAACTAGATGAGACTATTGACCGGATTCTTAATCCTGAGATTAAGGAAGTACTGGTAACTAAAACAGTAAAAGAAAAAGGTGCCTTTCCAATTATTAAAGGCACTAAGATATTGTACAATGGTCCCTTTGGACAGTTAGCAAGCCCGCAAACAGCCGCGGCAGCAAGACATTTAGGTGCAGGTACAAAGTGGTGTACCACTAATGCTGACACCTTTAAAATGTATAAAAATGATGGCGAGCTGTATGTTTGGCGAGACCGCAATGGTAGCAAGTACCAATACCAAATTAGAAATAACTATGCTGGCAGAATTGTAATAATGGATGCCAGAGACAGGGCTATAAATTTTTTAGAGCAAGAGAAATTTGAACAGCATCCTATTATTGGTAAAATTCTAAAACAGCAGGACCAACTGTATAGAGAATACCTAACTAAGCAACAGGAAGCACAACGTGAGCACGACAGAATCTATGACATGGTCAAATATGTTTTGGATACTACAGGCATTAACGTTAAGCACGTTAAAAAGATTAAGAGCTATCCAGGAGGCCTAACAGGCTTCTGTAAGGACGTAATGGATAAGAAATGGGACCTAGTAGAACCTCAGATGGCATTGGGTCCGCGCAGTAGCCAAGAATACGCTATGTTTATTAAGAAGGCAAGATGGCCGGAGCAGGAGTCTTTAATTGCAACACATGCAGTAAGCTGGACAATGTACAGCAGAGAGATCCTTGGTACAAATAACAGAACTAGCGAAGGTCGTAAGGCACGAGATAAGATGCGTAGAGAAGCATTAAAGACAGTTGGTCTCAAACTTACTGCTAAAATGAAAAAGCTACCTTCATGGTGATAACATGGCAACAAAGAAAACACAAACGCAAACTAAGATAGACTTAGACCTTAATAACATTTTTAAGGCTAAGGCAGATCAACCTGTTGCCAAACATACCAAAGCTAAAGCAAAGCCCGAAGCTGAGCCTAAGGCTAAGCCTACGCAAAAAATTAAAACAGCTAGCTTTGCTAAGACATTGGATGCCACTAGCAAAATTAGACCTACACAGGCTATGCTAGACATGATGGATAGGATTCTAGACATAGAGCTAGATGCAGACCTGCCCAGCTATGAGGCCAGTTGTCAGGTAGAAGTTAGAACTGTGCAAGTGCCAATTGAGCGAGAAATCTTTGGTGGTGTAGAGCCCCAACCTCCAGACTTGGTACCCGCTGTTAAAGTTAATACTACAACATTGGCTACTGTAGCAGAACATGCGCTACGCAAAGCAGGTTACCTAGTGCCAGACTTCCATCAGGTAGCGGCACTGCCTGGTAACATTAAAGACCAGATTAGACAGTTAGGTCGTAGCTTGTTTAAGTCTATGACTACTACGCCTACTAACAAGATATATGTAGTAGCTAACTTGGGCGGTATGGGTCCTAACACTAATAGGGAAGTACAAAGTGTTGCCAATTGGATTAGAGAGAACGGTGAGGACTACGGTGATGGCACCATAGACTTTGACAGGTCTATTCCTGGCTACACAGCAGAAACGTACATGTATACAGCTTCAGGCATAACTTGGTTGCTGGTCAATGACTTTGCAGGACAGTACATATATGCTTGGCCAGAGCAAGACAGTTTGTTTAAAATTGCTGTATCTAAAATAGCATATAAAAACACTTGACAACTATGGTGTAGTAGTGTATAGTTAAAACTTGAACTAGAGAGAACAGCAATGACTGACCGAGAAATTAAAATTGTATTTCAACCTGGCTGCTTCGATGACTTTGAAGGCAGTCAAGAAGAGTTGGACAACCTAGTTAAGGAAATTCAAGACATGGTCGCAGATGGATCATTGTTTGAAAATTCTACATTCTTAACTGAAGATGACTTGGACGATCTTCCACCAGAAGTACTTGCATCTATTGCAAGAGACTTGGAAATCATTGAAGATATAGACAGCGTAGAAGAAATAAGAAATCGCAAATTAAATTAAAAAAGTAGTTGACAAACATTTTAATTCGTGTATAATGATAACATAAGCTAAGAAATTAGCAACGTTCTTTGAAAAGTAAAAATTGGGCGGCATAACGTCCTTAGGGTAACTACAGCAATGTAGCCAAAGCAGGAAAGCCTACGCACCTGCGCTCGCAAGAGTCCATTTATGCAAGCCTGGGTCAGGGTTGACTCGCCGTAAGGCGAAAGCAACCCTCGTCACTGTAATGGTTGGCGATAGGCAGTAAGTGAGTGATATAAGTCCGAAAGGATACGAACAGAGCCAGTCGGTGAGTTCTAATAGGCTGTGGTGGTCTAGCTGTATCGAACCAAACTCGCGAATGCTGATGATCAACAGGTAGGTATAGGGTTCGACTGTTCGCGCAGAAGGGCTGAGTACTAGTTTGATAGTTGAACCGATGAGGGGAGACTTGAAAAACCGTTGAGTAGCCCGCAAGGCAAAAGGCATGAGGTGTGTTGTATTCTGTATCTAACAAGGTATGGAGCAACTGGATCAGCACATCTTGGTAGGTTCGCAAATTGCCTAATGGTAAGGCAACAGTCTCTTAAACTGTCGAATCTGGGTTCAATTCCCAGTTTGTATAACAAAAGCGAAAGACTGATCCGGTATGTTGTGAAAGGTGCTTAATACCTGACACGCAAGTGAATTGGGTTCACAGAAGCTCGCAAGGCAGAAGTGATTGTTCGGATAGAAGACGTAGACTGTTAGCGCAGTCGAATAGCTCGCAAGGCTAGCGGAAGATAGATGGACGAATAGCAACATACGACGAGAGAAACGCCACTCTCCAAAAAAGGCAGCACTGAGTGTTACTAGGATAGTCGCAAGGCACCTAGTGGATAACGGCTCAACCTTCCTCGCAAGGGACAGGGTACAAGTCAAAGACACTCGTTCAAAGCTGTAATCTCAGGCTTGGTTAGATGACTTATTAGATGAACACACTGCCCGTCACTAAGCGGGAGGTTCATGAACCCAGTGTGTTCTTCTAATAAGTTTTGGCAGTATGCTAGCAATAGTAAACTGCCCGGAGTTGGGGAAGAGACGAGAACCAACACACCTGTATGTTTTATACATACTCCGTACAGCAAAAGAGCTTGAAACTCTTGTTGCTTGTGTGCTCTAGTCCTTTCGATTAAGAACAACTTTGTGTTTTGTTGACTAGACATAAACGAGCCTTTGTGCATTGTTCTTATGCGGCTTGTTTGTAGGGTTTCCGAAATGGATCCCGGTGTTTATTGTTAAGTTGGCAACTCACTTTCCCTCTCCGTTTCTATTATGGCAAAACAAAAGGAATAGGCAAATGAACATTACACTACGCAAGGCATCAGCCCTACAAAACTCAATCAACGAAACACTCAAAGGTCTCGAAGTAACCTCTACTGTTACAGTAGATGAGTTCCAGAACGCAGGTTCTGTAATCGCAGCCAAACGCGACGAAGTCACTAAGACTATTGTACGCAAGACATCACTGCTAGACGTGCTGTACGCTGTTCGTAAGGGTGTAGCGATTGCTAACGCGGCTGCTGGCATCACAGAGTTACTAGCAGACGTAGCACAGCTGGAAAAGCGTATTCAGCTACAAAGTCAGCTAGCCGGCGCAACAGTTCAGCTAGAACCTGCTGTGCTAGATGGGCGTCTAAATCGTCTACGTGAGCAGACTGGCGAGACACGTCTGTACCGTTCCACCAGCGGTGTTGAAACTGGTGTGTTCACTGAAGAAGAGGTTAGCAGAGCTAAGGCAAACCTAGCCGATCTTAAGAAGCTCAAGCAGACTCTACAGGATCGCTTGCTAGAACTTAATGTAAGCACAACAATTAATCTTAGCGAAAAGTCAGTAATCGTGCTACAGCAAGAAGGTCTTGTATAAGTAAATTATCGCGGGATAGAGCAGTCGGCAGCTCGTTAGCCTCATAAGCTAAAGGTCGGAGGTTCAAATCCTTCTCCCGCAACCAAATGCGAAAGCCCTCTACACCCATAGACCGAGTGATCACGGTAGGTAACATATGGTGATAGTGCATCAACTGCGAGGGACTAGGGGTGGAGATATAACCCTGGATTAGGTGGGAGCCCTAAAACTTTTTATGTGCCCGGTTATTGCAAAGATAGCTAATTTTGGTAGACCAATACTAAATACTAGTGGAGGCCTACCTATGAAAGTATATAATTGTTTAGAATGTGGTGCTGAGTGCAAGTGGGGTCATAGCAAGACTAATAAGTTTTGCAACAATACATGTCAAGCAGCATATAAATGGAAAAATGAAACAGTGCCGCGCATTGAGAGCGGAACAAGATCTGACCCTTCCACGCTTAAGAAGTATTTTGTTGAAAAGAGGGGCAATGATTGCGAAGAGTGCGGCCAAGGTCCAATTTGGAATGGTAAGCCACTGATTTTACAACTAGATCACATAGATGGAAACAGTGACGACAATAGACCTTCTAACATTAGATTATTGTGTCCATCTTGTCATTCGCAAACCGATACCTTCGCTGCTAAGGGTCAAGGTTCAAGATATTTGAAAAAAAATACAAAACGTAATAAGTATCTACAGCAATATAAAACGGGAGATTAGCTCAGGGGTAGAGCGCCTGCTTTACACGCAGGATGTCCGGGGTTCGAAACCCTGATCTCCCACCATTTCTTAATATTATGAAGAAAACTTATCTAGTAGAAGACTTGTTTAGTGATATACAAGACGATCCTGATCACGTGCTATTAACTTTTCCACCTGAAGTTATCGAAAGCACAGGATGGAAACCAGGCGACACACTTAATATTGAAGTTAAAGACGGTTGCATATATATTAACAGGGTAGATGAATAAATAGTTTTATCAGTTGTTGACAGCTGACAATAAAAGCGGCAAGACCCCGGGGCAGTACCGGGCAGGTCCACCATAAGGAAATTGCTATGACCCAAGACGAAGAGCGTTTGTATTGGAGAGGCTATCATTTTCCAGGTACGCTCTCCGACGAGGAGTTAGCGGAATGGCATAAGATAGTTGACAAGCACCACGGAAGAGATATTCCTAGCGAAAGCGAACAGGAATATTGGGGTCGTGCGCTACTTGCATTTGCTATCGTGCTTGTGCTAGTAGCAGTTTTTTTATGATGGGCCTGACATAGGATCGATTGACGTGGAATAGGAATGCCGAGACTGATTGACTGGCAAAGTGCCAAACAAAGTAACTGCAAACGATAACTTTGCATATGAGGAACTTGCCCTAGCGGCATGATTCTTCGGGGTAGGAAATACCTAGCAACAGAAAACACCAATAGGAGCCTTCGGGCTCCTATTTTTTTGACTAAAATTTGCCACTTTATTTGCTGATAATGTTGTAGAGCAATAAATACATATAGAGTGTTTTACGATATGCTCTACTGCACACAAAGAGGACACTATGAACGCTTGCTTTACCTGTCTAAACTGTGGTAAGAATAACCCAGTTAAAGGACACAGTTATACTAACAAATACTGTAACAACAGTTGCCAACAGCAACATCGCAGTAGGTCGTTAGTTAACGAATGGAAACAGCATCCTGAAACTACAGCGTGGAGACAGGTACCTGAATGGGTTAAGAAATATCTCATTGAGGCCAGAGGTCATAGTTGTCAAGTCTGTGGCAGTAGAACGCATAACGGAAAGGAAATACCATTAGCGATTGATTATGCTGATGGCAATACTCACAACAGTGCCGAGGAAAACCTGGTACTGATCTGTCCAAATTGTAAGGCACAGAAACATTAAGGAGAAACTAAATGAAAACAGTTGGTGATAAAATTGAAACTTTTGCAGTAACAGGTGTTAAGCCAGGCGCACTAACACCAGATGGTGCTTTTGAGACCATCACAGAAAAGAGCTTTGAAGGTAAATGGAAGGTAATTGTGTTCTATCCAAAGGACTTTACTTTTGTTTGCCCAACAGAAATCGTAGCCTACGACAAGCTCAACAACGACTTTGCTGATCGCGATGCGGTACTATTAGTTGGCAGCACAGACAATGAGTTCTGTAAGCTAGCTTGGCGTGCAGCTCATGAGGATCTAAAGAAAACAAACAGTTGGATGTTTGCTGACGTTGCTCGTGACGAACTAAGTCTTGCTGATCAGCTAGGCATCTTCTATGCACCAGCTGGCGCCGCACTTCGTGCTACATTCGTTGTTGACCCAGACAACGTTATCCAGCACGTTACTGTTAACAACCTAGACGTTGGTCGTAGCCCAGAAGAAACACTTCGTATACTAGATGCATTACAGACTGGCGAACTATGCCCATGCAGTCGTCCTATTGGTGGTGACACATTATGAATTGGCTAGAAGGGTTCAAGGCAGCATTGCCTGACTATGCCAAGGACACTAGACTAAACTTGGATGGAGTTCTACTACGTTCAAGTTTAGATCCAGTTGTTGCAGAAGGATGTGCATTAGCTGCCGCAGTTGCCACAGGCAATGGAAAGATTGTTGGCATTATTTTAGGTGGCATGGCCAACGAGCAAGAGCGTAATGCAGCAATGACAGCCGCTAGCATCATGGCTCAAAACAACATTTGGTACCCATACAACGAAATGGTAGATGACGCATTCAAAGGCATGAGCCCTGGACTACGTATGAATGCTATTGCTACACATGGCGGCACGTCAAAGGAAAACTTTGAAGCATACAGTCTAGCAGCCAGCATTGTGGGCAAGTGTCACTTCTGTGTAAAGAGTCATTTCAATACACTAAAGGAAGCTGGTTACAGCTTAGATCAGCTTAAAGACATTGGCCGTATCGCTAGCGTTATGAACAGTGTTTGTAAGGTTCTAGTAGGTTAATATAACATTTTAATCTTCAGGAAAAAGGCTCCTTCGGGAGCCTTTTTTATTAAATAACGATATGAGTAAGCACCTAAAAATTAGAAACACAACCTACATACCTCATTTTAAATTTGCATTTGGTGCAGGTATAGTATTGCTCAAAGCTGGCGTTATAAGTGTGTTGCATTCGTTAATGCCTGACTTTATGCCCAGTTACGCTGAACGTAAAACGTTGGCGCTTGCACGACTTGCGAGAATGAAAAATGGAAAATAAGATTTTAACAGTATCACCCGACCTAATAATTAACGACCATAATGGTAGTCACACTCGAGATGAATTAGCAAAAGCCGTTTCATATTGGGAAGATAAGATTAACTCTGTAAGTGACCCAAGACCAATTGCAATTTGTTTTGGTGCCGGCAGTACAACATTTCAAACTGTTGCATTATTACTTGCTATTATCTCATCTGGAAGAAATTACTATAAGTTCGATCAATTGTCGCCTGGTGCTATTAAGGAAGATATCAAGTATCCTAGAATAGAGGGAGGTGTATCTATTACTTTTATTGCAGGATCCGTTAAAACAGACTTTGATTACAGTAATGATCCTGATGTAGTTGAAATTGAATTAGAAAAGTTTTTGTCAGCGGCAAAGACATACGATCGATCACACAATCTAACATTTGAATTCAAGCAGTCTCAAAAAAGATTTAACAGCACTAGCGGTACAACTACAGGTTTTCCTAATTTAATAGAAGCAACAGTAGGCAATGATGGCCATAGCATTAAAACAGCAATGGACAATTATATATCAACAGATGATCATTGTGGATTCTCTCACAGCATGAGCCACATCGGTGTACATACCACAGCTATTTTACCAGCTGTCTTTAAAGCTAAGAAAGTTAGTTTTATAGAAACAGGTTTTGAATGGCAAGAAAAAGTTGCAGATGTAACTCATACACAATTTTTTTACACTATGATAGACTTGTATAATTTCCCTGATCAACATAATGTAAAAACTGTTACCACCGGCGGCGATTTCTTAATGCCTAATCTTGTTAATAAATTATTAAGCGCAGGTGTAGAAAAAATTGTCGACATTTACGGTTTAACAGAAGCAGCACCACCTCTTGCTATTAGAGAAATAACATGTTTAGATGATATGAGTAAACCTTTTAAATGGGTTAATGATGCATATGATTGCTACATTGATGAAAGAGGCACAGCAGTTGTAGTGAGACCCGATGGTGTACATTGGCGAGCAAACGATCTAGCCCGTTATGACCGTGATACTAAAGAGTTTTATTACCTCGGCCGTTATGGTGCAGGACTAAGGGTTAGAATTCAAGGATTACTATTTGATACACACGATTTCAAAGAAAAGTTTGAAAGCGAAACAATGATATCAAATTATTTCTTAGACACAACATCAAACATTCCAAAGCTATTGATAACAGCAAAAGATCAACTTACTGCTGAAAAGTTCATAAATGATTTTGAAGTAGCTGTTGAATTGCACATCACTGATCACTTCCGTACTAACGGCGGAATTAAGAATACAGCATGACTACAAGACCACCACACTGGCCCGAACAAAAGAAAAATAGATTCTTTTCTTTTGGATGCAGTATGACATCATTTGCATGGCCAAGTTGGGCAGACTTAATTGCTTATCATAACAACGCCGACGCTTATTTTAATTCTGGCGGCCCTGGTACAGGCAACAGAACTATCATGCAAATGGTACATGAAGCAGACAGCATCTGTGGTTTTAGACCCGAAGATACTGTACTAGTAATGCTCACTAGCCCTTGGCGCAATGATACTTTTATACGTGGAGAATGGCAACCAAGAGGTAGTGTGTTCAATGATGCTTTCGGAGATCATTATACACCTGATTGGAAATCAAAGTTTTGGTCTAATGAGATGGGAGTAATGAACACTTGGTTGGCAGCTAAATCTATTCATGATTTATTAACAGCTAGAAAAGTAAAATTTAAAATACTAACAGCATTACCTTATAAGGTTAGTCAACCTTCAGAGTTCTTTGATGGTTCAATCACAGATTATGACGTGACGTTTTATGAAACAGAAATAGAAAAATATTTAGACGTAAGTAGAACGTTGTGGCAATTTTCTAATGAAGGTCCGTATTATGCTAAGGACAGATATTGGTTCGATGATATGGGATGCCATGATGTGCATCCTACAATAATCCAACATGCACATTATGTTCGAGATTACTTGCCTGAATTTTATAACGAAGAACTTGAAAAATCTGCACAAGAATTGCACACTATGATCAAACCAGAGTCCCATAGAGTAAACTATTTTAAACCAGAACTGCAAAAGTACTTTGGTGTGAAGTTAGGCAGTATGACTTATGTCATAGATTCTAAAGTGAATCCGTATCCTAATTTTAATGATTATACATAACTTTACTGAAGGCAGCACTTAATGCTGCTATCTCATCTTGGTTCCAATCAGTGTTAACTAGCTTGTCATAATTATACATAATCTTTTCTTTAACACTATCTTGTTTGAACCAAGCTGCTTTTTCTTCTTTGTTTAAGTTATAGAAATATTTTATAACACGATTAATATATTCTACACGCTTGCTTAAAGAATCTCCTGGGTGAGATTCAACTAGAAGATCTTCATCAAATGTTTTGAAACCTAGTTCGTGAAGCAACCGTGTATTTCCTCTATGACCTAACACAATAAAAGGCATTTGATTTAGAATAGGCCAAAATACTTTTTCACTTAACACACCTGCTTGAACACTTTCTTTGGTATAATCGTGTGTTTCAGTTACTATTTCAAAAAACGATCCTAGTCGATATTTGTTTATACTTTTATTAGCAAGAACATGTTCTTGTTGTAGTTGTTTATCTTCATCTAACTCAATAGGCAACATCTCGAATGCGGCATCTATGTATTTTGAATACTCAATAAAATTTTCATCAGCTGTATCAGAGAAATACTTTAGTGATTCAAAGTATCCTTTTATTTGATCTGAGTCAAGTTTTACTGTAGCTGGCGCTTCGCACAAGAAAGAAAAGTAACCATTGTCTAAAGTATTGTGTCGTAACATACTTAACATCAACATACATCTAGCTTCTCTTGGTGCACGATTAGAACAAAAGAAAACTTTTTTGTTTTCTAAATTTTCTAAGTGATCATTGTATGTTAAAAAACCTCTAGATAAATTAGATGGTAGCTTGACATGTTCAATCCATTGTCTAGAATATACAGATTCAACATTACGTTGTTCTACTCCTAAATCCATGTATAATTTAGACATATTATGTATAATAATAGGATTTATTAATCCTTCTAACTTTAATCGGAGGTCTAGATTAATCACTAACTGGCCGTACCATGCGCTATCAAAGTCTGTATCGAGCCATTCGAACCCAAATTCACCAGGTTGACTTAATAGGATAGGTATTCCTGTTTCCTTTAAAAAGTTGATTGTATTTTTTGGTAGCCAATACACCCAGTTAGTTTCAAACATTGTAGCAATATCTGAAATAGTAACTACATAAAATGTCGGAGTTTTATGTACATCATCTGCTATAGCATACATTTGCTCATGTGAACACAGCTCTACATTGCCACCATTTATTAAACGTTTGAGTTGAACTTTATTACCATGGGCCCAGTTTTGCCGCACATTTCCGGTAGAGAACTCTTGCATTTCTGTTAGCTTCATGCCAATGCAATTAAAGTCATAATCATCGCCTAGCGTATGCTTGCTAAACTTGTTATATTCTTGTACTATAAGACGAATTTTTTGCATGTGTGTACCTTATTTGATATTTATCTATAGCTTTAATTGTTCATTTATGTTCAGGAACGTCTTTTAATACGATAAATAACACTATGGTATCAGGAATAGTTACATTACTTACTTCGTTTTTGATTGCAGCAATAGCTGCCTACTTCAGCATTGCTGGTCTTATGGCAATCTTTAATGGTGCGTCTATGGCTGTAGCCGTTATGGCCGGCAGCTTAGAGCTAGGTAAATTGGTTACTGCTAGTTGGCTTTATCGTAACTGGAAAGAAACAAAATGGCTGCTTAAAAGTTATCTAACATTAGCAGTGGCTTTATTAATGTTTATTACTAGCTTAGGTATTTTTGGTTACCTAAGTAAAGCACATAGCGATCAAAGTTTAGTATCAGGCGGCGCCACTGAGCAAGTTGCATTGTTTGACGAAAAGATCAAATACCAGCGTGAGATTATCGACACTAACCAAAAAGTTATTGCACAGATGGACGACGTGGTTAATCAAACACTAAGTCGTACTACAGATGCCAAAGGCGCTGAACGTGCGCTACAGGTACGTAGAAGCCAAAGCAGAGACCGTCAGCGTCTAGTTACAGAAATCAGCACAGCACAAGCAGAAATACAAAAGCTAAATGAGCAACGTGCGCCATTAGCAGTTGAACTTAAAAAGGTTGAAAGCGAAGTTGGCCCTATTAAGTACGTGGCTGCACTTATATACGGTGACAACCCAGAAGCAAATCTAATGGAACGTGCTGTTCGATGGATGATAATATTACTAGTAGTAGTATTTGATCCGTTAGCAGTTGCATTATTAATTGCAGCCAACCAAACTTTAAACAGAAAAAAATTAGAACCAGGAGATAAGCCACATGGAGATAAATCCAGTGAGCCTCTCAATGATTCCGCCAACACCACAGACACATCAGGGGCAGTTGAACACACAGCCCAATCCCAGGGAGGAACCCTTGATGAAGGTAACAACATTCAGAACGGTGAGCGATCACCAGACAGCCCAGACAGTATATTACTACAACAGCCTGGGGCAACTAGTGACGAGCCAGAAGTCGACGATAGACATGCTAGCTTAGAAGAAGAAACAACAGTCCAAAAAAAAAGATCAGTGAACTCCAAAAAGAAGTCGCCCGTCTCAAAAAAGAAAATAACAGCAAACCAAAAGAAGTTGTAAAGGAAGTTATAGTTGAGGTTCCTATTGAGAAGGTTGTTGAAAAGCCTGTCGAAATTATAAAAGAAGTGGAAGTTATCCGAGAAGTACTTGGACCAGAGAGAATTGTTCAGGTAGAAGTTCCAGTAGTTCGCGAAGACACTGCTAAGATAGAACAACTAAGTAAAGACAACGCAGCATTAAAAGGTAGAATACGATACTTAGAAAAAGAAGTTAGTGTTCAGCCTAAAATTATAGAAAAAATTGTAGAAGTAGAAAAAGAAGTTCCTGTAGAAGTTGAGCGTGCTGCTACAAAAGATTTGCGAGAAGCAGCTAGGTTAATGGCCAGGAGTGTGCTAAATAAAGAGGACTTAACAGAAGAAGAAATCTTTGGTTTATTACAAAAGGCTTCGGAAGCTGATGTCAAGAAGCGATTAGGTTTTTGGGCAGTACCATTACCTAAAAGCGGTGATCAAACAGACACAACAAACAAACGATACATAGGTAAGAAATGACCGAAAAGAAAAATTTAAGCTGTAGCTTTTGTGGTAAGAATCGCGAAGCTGTAGACAAATTAATCGCTGGCCCAAGCGTTTATATTTGCAATGAATGTATTACACTCAGTTACAATATTATTGTTAATGAGAAACCGGTCAAAGATGATGATGAGCTTTCATTAGAAAATTTGCCCCAGCCACTAGAAATAAAACAATTTCTAGATGAATATATAGTTGGGCACGAAAACGCTAAAGAACTGTTTGCTGTTAGTGCATATAATCATTATAAAAGAATCTTTTACCCCGAACAAGACGAAATTGAACTAGAAAAGTCAAACATACTTCTAGTTGGTCCTACCGGTACAGGCAAGACATTGTTTGCTAAAACACTTGCTAAAAAATTAAATGTACCATTTGCTATTGCAGATGCTACTACGCTCACTGAAGCAGGCTACGTAGGTGATGACGTAGAGAGTGTTATCGAGCGTTTGCTTACACTAGCAGATTATGATATCGACTTAGCTCAGCGTGGCATCGTTTATATTGATGAAGTAGATAAAAAAGCTAGACGCAGCGAATCAAATGTTGCTACTCGTGATGTGAGCGGCGAAGGCGTACAGCAAGCATTGCTTAGACTTGTTGAAGGAACAAATATCAAGGTTAAACTTGGTAACAGTAAAAAGTTCAGCGACGACTACATCGAGTTCGATACATCAAACGTACTGTTTATCTTAGGCGGAGCGTTTGTTGGTGTTGATAAGACCATTGAGAAGCGTCTTAAAAAATCTAGCACAATTGGTTTTAACGCAACAGTTATTGATGCAGATTCTAAAAATAATCTATTGTCAAAACTATTACCAGAAGATGTAATTGACTATGGCTTAATACCTGAACTAGTTGGCAGACTTCCGATTCTAATCTCGCTTGAGAATCTAACAGAATCTCAATTAAAACAAGTTCTAACAGTTAAGAATAACTCAGTCGACCAAGTTAAAACATTGTTGGCTATTGATAAATTAGAATTAGAATTCACAGAAAAGTTTTATAGTGATGTTGCTAAAATTGCTATAAAACAAAAACTTGGAGCTCGTAGCGTAAAGAGTATTGTAGAATATAGTGTAATGAATATTATGTACAGGGCACCAGAGCTCCAAAAAAGTGGAGTGACTAAGATAGTGTTTGATAACTATCCTATATCACTCGACAAGGTGCCCACGCTAGTCTACAGTGATGGAAAGAATCACAAAGATACAGAGTATAAGATCTACAGAGGATTAAATGAAAAAGCAACATTGGAATAACAAAAACGATTATAATCGGGCGTCAGAAGGCCAAGGTGATGACATTGCTACTCATATTCGTGGCTCTAAAGTTGAAGTGCGAAATGGTGATGTTAATTATGCACTAAGAAAAATGAAAAAAATCTTAGAACGTAATGATTGGCAAAAAGATTTAGCCAAGCATGAATTCTTTGAGAAGGGTAGTGTTAAGCGCAAGCGCAGTAAAGAGGCTGCTAAAAAGCGTTGGCAAAAAGAAGTAACTAGCCAGAAGTTATCTGGTAAGTGGACTGCGACCCGCTCAGGTGATCAAAAGTTTATGAAGAGCAAGCGTAAAAGACGCCAGCGTCTAGATGAAGAATCACTATTACAGAGAATGCGCCGCCGCAATGGAAATAATCGATAAAATAGCAGTCGTCAGTGGCGGCTTTGACCCTGTACACAGTGGTCATATTAATCTGTTCCGTTCAGCTTACGAGTTATTCAATCGTAAAATAGTTGTACTACTTAATAGCGATGAGTGGCTTACTCGTAAAAAAGGTAAGCCATTTCTTCCTGCAGAAGAACGCAAGACTATTTTAGAAGCAATGAGTATGGTTGACAGAGTTGTTTTGTTTGACGACAAAGACAACTCATGTTGTGATGGGCTCGAACGTGTTAAACAACTTTATCCTATGGACACAGTTGTATTTTGCAATGGTGGTGATCGCACTAAGGAAAACATTCCTGAAATGCGTGTCGAAGGCATTGAGTTTAAGTTTGGCATTGGTGGCGAACACAAGGCTAATAGTAGCAGTTGGATCTTACGCGATGCAATTGCCACATATACTGAAGAGCGTGTATGGGGGAAGTTTGCAGACCTTTATACCACAACAGGTTGTAAGGTCAAAGAGCTTGTAGTCAAACCTGGGCAAGGTATCAGCTATCAAAAGCATAACAAGCGCAGTGAAGTATGGTTTGTTAAGAGTGGCAAGGGTGTAGTAAAACATTCCAAAGACCCGGAACCACTAAAGAACTATGCACTCATTGACATTTATAAGCATGATATTTTTGTTGTTAAGGTAGGTGAGTGGCATCAACTGTACAACGAAAGCAAAGACGATTTAGTTATTATTGAAATACAATATGGCAGCGAAACAAATGAACAAGACATTGAAAGGCTAGAATATTATGGAACTACTTAGAAAGAATTTAATCAGAGCCAGTGCTGCTCACTTTGAATCACATATTCAGAAGCACAAGATGAATGTTGAAGTCATTCTTAGTAACCCAATTGCAATTCATGATCACACAGATATTATGACTGCAATTGAACTTGAACTGGCACATATTGCTGAGTACGAAGATAAATTGGAAGCACTTAAGAAGTATTTTCCATTAGCTGAATGAAAGCATTAATTACTTCCACAGTCGATTACATTCGTGAGGACTGGGCAGAGAATAAGATACGAACAGTATTAGAAGTCACTGCCTGGTTTACCAGTATTGGGTGTGCAGTAGTAATGGCACTAACATTGCCGAACCCGCCCTTTCTAATTTTATATCCGTTATTCATCAGTCACTGTGCAGTATTTGCTTACTGTGCATACACTCGCGGCAGCACAGGCATGCTAGCCAACTATCTAATGTTAACCACTATCGATACCTTTGCTCTTGTTAGATTAATTTATAACGGTTGACAAAAATACACATAGGCGTTATTATTACAATATGATGCTAAAACTCTTAGAGCGTATTGGACGCAAACGTGTTATCTTAGATCGGGAAAGTGATGCCCCGTATCTTACTCGTTATTATCTATTTCTAAAAGATCGTACTTGGTTCCCATTTAACATCTTTTTGCACAACTTTCACAAGAGTGACCCCGATGACTTGCACGACCATCCGTGGCCGTTCATTACTATCATCCTTAAGGGCGGCTATTGGGAACATACACCCAAAGGCAAGTTTTGGAGAGGTGCAGGCACAATTAATTGGGCTCGCTCAACATCACTACATCGTGTAGAGTTAGAGCCAGGAGTTGACACTTGGACACTGTTTATCCCCGGGCCAAGTGTGCGAGAATGGGGATTCATTGACAAAGGAATTTGGAAACGTCATGATCAATATCTTGCAGAACGTTACAAAGGATAGTGTACTACTACAACTAAAACGTATTGCCGTAGGTGCAACAGTATTAGTACCCGTAGCATTAATTGTTGGCTCTATAGTATATCTTATTTCTAACGGATACATTAACGCTAACACAGCATTCACTGTATTTCAAGTTATTACAGGTTTGTTTATGCTTTGGACTATTGGTGGTGCATATGAATCATATAGTGATATGAAGCGCAATCAAAAAGAATATGAAGAGCGCAAAACACTTCGAGCATTTGAAAGGTTAGGTAATGGAAACACATAAAAGAACAATTGTAAGAATGATTAGCTATCGAATTACTGCATGGCTATTCACTATTCTGTGGACATATTTGTTTACTGGTGATATTGGTTCAGCTACAGGATTCGCTACAGCACTACACATTCTACTGAGCATTGATTATTACATTCACGAACGTATTTGGCTTAAAATTAAATGGGGTAAAACCGAATGAGTATGCATCTTGTAGGTCCGTATCTTACAACTACTAACTATCGTAAGCGTAAGACTAAGGTTACACAGGCACAGATGAATAGTTGGATGGAAGGCTGGCGTGAGAAGTGTAAGCAGAACAAGCGGCTCGGCATTGCCAAACCTACATTTGAAGAATACATTGATGCACTGCATGGTCGTGTAAAAACCGATAGGCCAAAGTTTGTACCATTACAGATAAAGTCAGACGAAACAATGGATCGCATTCGTCAGCACAAGGAAATGTATCCTAGCGGCAACGGCTTCGGCACTGCTAATAGTACAGCTAAGAAAGAACCGCAGATGTACACAGGTACGCTGATTAAGGGTATTGCTACCATGCATAAAAGCAATGCAGTACCCGTTATTGATCAGAAGCAAGCAATTGAGATTGCTAATATGCGCCGAAGCTGATCCATGTTATACCCTACAAACAATCCCTTAGTCAACGATCTGTGTAAGTTCTTCTATGAACGACTACCTACCGCAATCTGCAAACCAATTTCAGCATATGACGATAAACCTTCTCTCGCTGAAGATTGGTGGGTAGAAGAGAAGATCAAACTGGGGTATGTAGTACCTAGCGTGAATGATAATGAACAAGGATTGCGTAATATCTACCGCTGGGGTAGGCATATCGCAATCGAACAAGGTGACTGGTTCTTTATTGACTACCATAAGGAGTTGTTATTGCACCAAGTTACAGAGTTAATTCCTGCGCTATTTTTAAAGGCGGATAACATACAGCAAGAGCAGCGTACAATTGTGAGTCAAAACTAATGGGCTGTCTGTTTCTAATCGCTGCAATATTGCTGTTCCCCAGTTACCCGTGGTTGGTAGCACTTTGCTTGATTCTTGCTTATTTGACTGCAAGAGATGGTGAGGAATGGAAATGAGTTCTGGCGCTTTTTCATCTGTTAAAAACTTTATAACTGTTGATGAATGTAATAAGATCATCAACAGTTTACCAGTACTGGATCTAAATGAATGCACAGTTCAATTAAAACCAGCTGAATTAGGTACTTGGTATAAAAATGATATTACAGATAAACGTATTGCTTTGCCTGTCGATGAAACTTTAGAAAATAGAATACGCAAAGAAGTTATTGGTGAGCAGTTTGTTAGTACAGGAAAAATGTATATAACGAAATACGAAGCAGGTGAGTTTTGTAAAAGACATTTCGATCCTGTTGATATAACAGTAATAATTTTATTAAATAATGATTTTACTGGTGGGAATTTTATCTTAGAACGTTTCAAACCAAAACTAAATGCAGGTGATATGATAGTATTCGATAAGGGAACCTATCATAATGTTACAGAAGTTACATCAGGGTGTAGATACGCTCTAAGCATCTGGTTTAATAAACAATAAAAATAACTAGCAACAGCAGGACAAAAACAGTGCCCTTAACAGATGATGAAATAATTACAACAGCAGATGGTAGAAAGTTTACAGTAGCACAATTAAAAAGCTCGCACAGTATTACACCCAAAGGTGATATCACTTGGTATATCAAATGGATTGCAAGTATTATTACATTGTTTGCGGTGAGTGTAAGGGCAACAGGTATTCCTGAACTGCATTGGATTGATATGGTAGGCAGTTGGATCGGTGCTGTTGGATGGTTTGTAGTAGGCTTTATGTGGAAGGACCGCGCACTTATTATTCTGAACGGGGTGATCGGTGTCATTCTATTCTCCGGTTTATTAAAAATTCTTTTTGGAACGTAACATGAGTAGATATGCTGTAATAGGTGACAGTTATGCTGTCGTTGATGATGATAATAGTCATTGGGCTAAAATCTGGGGTGAACAAAATGGCCACACTGTAGACTTCTTTGGACTTGAGGGTGGCAACCTTGTAAACATTTCCTATCTATTTGAGAATATTCCTGTTGAACGTTATGATGGTTTTATTATTCATTACACTAGTGCGCTAAGAGCCGAAGGCTCGATTACACAAGGCGAACAATCAACAAAAAAATTATCTACTATTGTGCATATGTCTGATGTGTACACAGACGAACCTAAACCAATTTTCAAATACATTCATCCAAATGGTAGAAATGTGGATAAAATTGAAGGCATAAGTTTACCTAAGAATTTTGAGTTTCAATATTATAACGAAGGTGACGTTAAATTTTTACTTAACTATTATAATATGATGCCGCATTGGTACGATAGCTTTGAACTAATCGATGGCGATACCAGCAGTTATGATTATATAATGACTCAACTTTGCAATAAATTTTACGATAGTGTAAGTATCCGTTGGTTATTGCGAGCTAACTTTTTAGCCTATCGAAACATTATCCTAACACTTGAATCAAAGAGAATTAAAAATATTACGGTGTTCCCAATTTGCGGCGGGTTCAGACAAACGCTAGATCATATCAAAGCAAAATACCCGGACACTAAATTTTGGGATCAAAGCAAGATTATGAAAGTTCATCCCAAACAAGTCCAATCTCGTAACCACGTTAGTTTAGATCACGCTCAAACATTAGCTTCCAAATTTTCATTTGACTTGTAAGTCATTGATTTTATTGGATATAATAAAGGTTGACAAACCGCGTATTTCTGCTACACTGTAACAGTAATTGATAGATATGGAGCCTAAAATGGATCCTTTAGCGATTGGTAATACTGTTACAATTAAGGTTGAGAATATTCTCTGGCCCAGCAGACATCTGTATGCTGCCGGTGTCGTTGGTTCACAGTACAACTACTACACCGGAACCATTATGCGTGAGAAGTGGTTTGCCGTTGACGAGATTGGCATTACTACTGGCAACCCGGACTTTTCTTTTCGACGCATACGTCGTGAACGCATCGTTGAAGTTAACGGAGCAGGTGTTGTGTTTAGCCCGCCACCTAAGGTAGAACGTATCGAAAAGACCATAGAAGGTTCTAAGGGCAATACCTATACTGTGATCAAAGAAGGTAGCCGTGCTACTTGTACCTGCCCTGGGTATAGTTTCCGCAAGACTTGTAAACACTTAACAATGGTGTAATATGGAAATCAACGTATATGGTACTGCTAGCAAAAAGCTAAAGACAGAACTTTCTGAAGCCGCAGAGTTTTTTGCACGTTGTCTTATGCACCGTCGTATGGTAGACAACCTAGAGCTAGACATTGAGATCGAAAACAAGTTAGATGTCCAAGGCATGTGTATCAATGAGGATGATACTAGCCGTAGTCGTTTCTTTACTGTACAGTTACGCAAGGATACGATCGATGATATGATCCAAACCCTTGCACACGAAATGATTCACGTGAAACAATATGCTAAGAATGAGCACGTTAAGAAGCATTTAACTACTAAGGGTGGCCTAAAGATTCAAAGCTATTGGTTAGGTGAACTTTGGAAACCCATTAAGGATGAAGTAGATTATTATGATTCTCCTTGGGAAATCGAAGCGTATGGGCGAGAAGTGGGGCTAATGCACCGCTGGATTAGGCATAAAGAAAAAGCCTAATAAAATCAACAACTTAGCGGCCCTTGTAAGTCATTGATTTATAAGGGCTTTTTTGTTGCTAAAAAACAACATTTTGGGAGGTTGACAACTGCCCAAACGATGTTAAACTATACATATAGTTAGAAATTAGGAGCTCATATGAACTGTGATGTAACACTAAAAGCTGAAGAGTTTAAGACAATTCACAATAGTCTTTATTATTTAGATTGTTTAGACGATCCTAAGGTTAGCGAGCTTGTGGAAACAATGCGTGATGCACTTAAAGGTGCGTATGATCAAGAAAACGGTGATTTTGATCGCAAGTATGCATATTTCAGTCAAGTCAAAGAAGAACTTGGTGCCCAATCAATTTGGAGCATCTACGAAACACCTGATTTAGATCAGCCCCATCCATATCCTTCCGGAGTATTTGTAACTTATAAGGATCATTGGGGTACTAAAGCTCAGCATTGTGCGGTCTATGGTAACACTTGGCGAGATCTTTATAAAGCCGCTGATAATTGCATTCGCAATTCGGGCGATGAGCACCACATTTTTATCGAGAGTTTTAAGCTAGTTGGCAACGATTTATTGCTTATTACGGGTAGCTAAGTTGTTGTTTTTAAACAACTTTTTAGCCCTAAAAAAGTGCCCAAAAAGTGGTTGACAAGTGCCCAAAATCTGTTATACTACATATGTAGGATGAGAAATAAGGAGCGATAAATGGCTTACATGAATCAGGAAAAGAAGGCGAAAATTGCAACGAAGATCAAACCTCTGCTTAAGCGGTATGGTTTGAAAGGTTCGCTGGCTGTTCGTAATCACAGTACAATTGTGCTGAATCTCAAAAGCGGTAAGATTGACTTTGGCGGGGATAATATCCAGATTAACACTTACTGGGCTCACGAACACTACGAAGGTAAGGCTAAGGAATTCCTTGTGCAGGCAATCAAAGCCCTCAAGAGTGCAGACTGGTACGATGAGAGCGATGCCCAAGTGGACTATTTCAACACCGCTTACTATGTGGACATCAATGTTGGGCAATGGGATAAACCATACCAAATTATTGCATAAAGTGGTTGACAAGTGCCCAAAATTTGCTATAATGTATATGTAGGATGAGAAATAAGGAGTTAAAGATGACTATTGCAGTTTCCCCCGAAATGGTTCCCCAAATTGTTGCAGAAGCCCAAGCGGCAGCTCAGACTGCGGCCGCTAAGTTCTTCCAAGAGCGTTTGGGTGGCAAGGATCAATACGCCTGTGGCTTTGCTTGGGTTGAGATTTACGGCATTAAAGGTAACACTAAGTTGGGCAAGGCACTTGCCGCTTGTGGTATAAAGAAAAGCTATAGCGGTGGCTTGCAGATGTGGAACCCTTCTAAGATGATGGTACAGAACATCGACACGCTAGAAGCAGGTGCTGATGCGGCGGCGGCTGTGTTTAAGAGCTATGGCTTTACCGCTTACTCAGGTTCGCGTTTGGATTAAGGAGTTGAACATGGAGTTTATGATTAAAGATACTCTAAAGATGTTAGCATATGGTGTTCTAACTTATGCTATTCCACTCACACTGTTTTGGACTTTTGTAGGATAATTGAAATGACTAATCTTTCTATTAATGACGTTAACACCGCTATTATGTTTGGCGACTTCAATGATGAGCAGTTGCGCTCAATTGGACAGGCTGTTACATACCGTCGTAATCAGATCCTCAAGGCTAACAAGCGTGAGATGGCTGTGGGCAGTCAAGTTAAGTTCGTTGGTCGTCAAGGCCGTACAGTTGTTGGCGAAGTTACTAAGATCAATCGCAAGTTTATTATTGTCAAAGAACAGCCCAGCAGTTTCAATGGTGGTATCTTTGCTACTAACTGGCGTGTTCCTGGTAACATGCTTGAGCTGGTATGAAATTTAGAGCTTGGTTAATAGAGATATGGCAGGAGCACTCTGAAGAAGTGCTAGCATGGACTGGGAAGCTACCTACTTATACTGCTAGTGATTACTTTCAAAAGTATAAGTGGTGGCTTCGTAGAGAATATAAACATTTTTTAAGTAAGGAAAAGTAATTATGGCTACTCGTTCAACTATTGGTGTCCTTAACACGGACGGTTCGGTTACTGCGGTATACTGTCATTGGGATGGTTACCCAGAGCACAACGGTAAGATTCTGATTGAGAATTACACTACAGAAGAAAAGGTACGTGAGCTCATCGGCTTTGGTAGTATTAGCTCACTAGGTGCCAGCATCGGTGAACAGCATCCGTTCAGCAAGTTTGAGCTCAAAGAGGAAGCACCGGACTTTGACGAGTTGATGGCTTTGTATGCAAAGTCTCAGTCAGAGGGTTGGACAACCTTTTACGGTCGCGACCGCGGTGAAACTGATGTTAATGCAAACACTTTTCCTAATGTAGCAGAGTTTGTAAGCGAGTTCAGTGAAGAGTATAACTACTTGTTCATTAATGGTACTTGGTTTGTAAACGATCACGGTGCTATGCAGTTGGATCAGCCGTTGTTTGATATGATTGATATTGTTCTTGCTCAGCGAGAAGCCGAGGACGCTTGATGAAAGTTTTAGATGTACGTTGGTTCTGTGCTGGTCACGGTAACGTCGGTATTGTAAAAGCATTTGATGAATACGAAGGCACCAATTACTATGTTGGCCAGTGCTCAGGTTCAGATGCTGAGTACGATGCTCAGTGGGTTGCTGACTGGGGTAGTCGCTTTCCTACAGAAGCAGGTAATGCTTTGTTTGGGGAAGATGAACTACGCAATGGTACGGCTGTACAAATTCCTACTAACGAGAAGCAAGCCCGCTTAATGGTCTTGCTCGGTGAACGATTCCTCATGGAGTGTAAATGAATCAACGGGACCGTGATAATCTAGACTTTCTACTTAATGCTAGTCCTGAGGTAATTCAGGATTGGTATAATAAGGTAGAGGACGACGATATCCTATACGCATTTGAATTGTTGGAAATGGCAAAAGAAGAATTAATTGAACAACAGATGGCAGGCAACGATTTATCGGAAGCTCGTTCTATCATCTCAAAATATATTTAAAGGATAGTCATGGAAGGCATATGCCCAGTTTGCAATGGTAGTGGTAAGGTTCCGCTTACAGCAGATGAACTAAAGTATAGCTGGAACAAAGATAAAACAGAACGCGAATGTGGTAACTGTGGCGGTCAGAAAATGTATGGCAGAGGAACTGGTAAAGTTCGTTTGAACAAAAGCGGCGAACCCTGTGTACACAAATATGTTAGTTGTACAGTAGGGCGATGCCTAACAGAATACACCTGCTCTGAATGTGGGGACACATTTCAGGTTGACAGTGGTGGCTAATGGTGCTATTATAATACTATGATGAACACAGTTGAAAGAGCTAGAATTTTTGCTACTGCGGCCCATGCAGCCGTAGGGCAGACTCGCAAGTACACCGGTGAGCCGTATGTGGTTCACCCCATCGAAGTATCAGAGATAGTTGCATCAGTAGGCGGTACTGACGCAATGGTTGCGGCTGCTCTACTGCACGATGTATTAGAAGACACTGGTGTAACCTTTGATGTACTTGAAGCTGAGTTTGGTTCTGAGGTTGCAGAACTAGTGCTGTGGCTAACTGATGTTAGCAAGCCCGAAGATGGTAATCGTAGTACTCGTAAGGCGTTGGATCGTCAGCATAGTGCGGCGGCGCCAGCTGAAGCACAAACCATCAAGGTTGCTGACTTAATCAGTAACACTAGAAGCATTGTTGCACACGACCCGGGCTTTGCAAAGTTGTACTTAGAAGAGAAGCGTATGCTTCTAGAGGTGCTTACCAAAGCAGATCCTACTTTACTCAACCAAGCCCAAGAACAGGTAGGCTAATATGGATAACATTGATCTAAAAGGTAAAAAGTATTTTATGCTTAACGACTACGGGAACCTTTGTGTTCCTGCTAGTCTAGTTAACAAGATTGCAGAAGAATGTTTTATTGCTAGCACTACCTGGAAGGATGGCGTAGACATGGTTGACAAGGTTAAGCCTATTACAGGGTTCAGGGTCATTGATGTAGATGACATTAAGGCTGCTATTGTACAGCAAAAACTTGAGAACGCATGATCAAGCAACTACCTGTTATTTCTTGTGCAATAGCAGATAGCAGTGACTACGACTACATGGTGGACAATGCTATATACAATACACTTGGGCCGCTATGGTCTTGGGCCGAAGAGCAGGGCGTAAAAATCAGCTTTGAAAAAAACATAGATAATGATTTAGATACGATGTCGTTACGACTAAAGGTCACTGCATTGTTTGACGAACCAGCTCATTACGCCCTGTTTAAACTTTCTTTCAACGAGTTACCTTACCAAAAGTTCTCTATGGAAGACATGCAACCTATTTTTAGTTAGACAGCATTTAGGTTGTATAAATAAATGTGTAACAAGCAATACGCCATATGGGTGTTGCAATTGTTACAGAACAATCTTGCTTAATAAAGGAGATATACAATGAATAAGCAATTACGTATCACATCGGACCTAATCAATAGTCCACTATATAAAGTAGCAGTAGGGTTTGATCGTCTATTTGACGACATGTTTGATAACCCAACATTTATCAGCACAGGCTATCCTCCATACAATGTTGCCCGCATCTCAAAAGAAGGTGCCGAAGACATTTATGAAATTACACTTGCGGTAGCAGGGTTTACTCAAGAGGATATTGAGGTTACTGTTGAAAACAATCAACTAAAGATTTCAGGCAAGAGTGCTGTGCTTGCAGAAGAAGTTGACACTAATGTTGAATACCTACACAAAGGTATCGCAGAACGCAACTTTGTTCGCACCTTCAAACTAGCTGAACATGTTGAAGTTGAATCTGCTGCTCTTAAGGACGGCATCCTTAAGGTTCGTTTAGTTCGCAATATTCCTGAGGCTGCAAAGCCAAAGCGTATTGCAATTAAGTAACGCTGTTCACGAAAAGGGGGAGGGGCAACTCTCCCCCGCTAAGTATATTATACAGGAATTATTAAATGGCTAAGAGTAATGTAAAGACTAAAGTGTCTAGCAAAACACGAGCAGATATCTATTATCCAGATAGATTCAATGTGGTGTTTATCAACGACGATTTCACTCCTATGGAGTTTGTTATCCATCTGTTGATCGAGATCTTTAACAAGAGTATCAATCAGGCCAAAGACATTACCTTAACTATTCACCAAGAAGGTCGAGCTATTGCTGGCACATACAATCATGAGATTGGTGAGCAGAAGGTACAGGAAGCAACTGTAATCAGCCGACACAACGGACATCCTTTGCAAATTATCCTAGAGAAGGTATAATGTGATCGGCAACTTTTTTAGCCTCGAAGAATTTCCGACGCTAAAAAACAATCCTAATTTAGTCTATTTAGACAATGCGGCAACTACTCAGACACATCGCTGGGTAGTTGATCGCATGAATACCTATTACAATTATAACCGTGCTACAAGTCACAGAGGTGATTATCCTTTGTCGCATCTAGTTACTGATGACTATGTTACTGCTCGCAGTCAAGTAGCAAGCCTCATAAATGTAGAAGCTGATAAGGTTATGTTTACATCAGGTGCTACACAAGGTCTAAACTATGTAGCTGAATGGTGTAAAGATGTGCCTGTCGTTATCATTTCCGGAGCAGAACATAGTTCAAATATTCTTCCTTGGCTAGCACAAGGCCGCAGTATTGATAATGGCAGACTAAAAGTTATTCCTATCAAAGCCTACACTGATGGCAGTCAAGGCTTTGACCTAGAAGTAGCACAGAAGATTATCGAACAGCACCCTGAATCGGTACTTAGTATTACTACTACCTCTAACGCAACAGGGTTTGATACAGAATGGCATACATTGCTCGACATGGCTCATGCTGTAGGTACAAGGGTATGCTTAGATATAACACAGAGCGTTGCACACAAACAAATTGACTTGACTAAGTATTCGGCTGAATGGGCAGTGTTCAGCGCACATAAGATGTATGGTCCTACAGGTGTAGGTGCGCTATATTGTCGCTTTGGTTTTGAAAACATGAGACCTTTGCAATATGGCGGCGGCCAAATTGATCACTTAGATTTTAATAGTGCGCTATTTAAAAATTCAATTGAACGTATGGAGCCCGGTACACAAAATATTGCAGGCATATTAGGGTTCGGTGTGGCAGCAGAATTTATTAACTATGTTACCTATGATGAAATTAGACTTATCGAACTCAACTTATATGAACATTTTATTAGTAATAAAGATATCAACAGCCTTGATGAACTTGATAGACTATTCTCACAGAAAGACGTAACTAATATCTTTAGCTTTAGAAGCAACAAGTATAGTCCCTACGACCTAGCAACTATATTAGGAAGTAAAGGTATTGCAGTGAGATCGGGGAGAGTATGCGCTCATCCCTTTGTAAACAATCTAAGCAACAATGGCATACTTAGAATTAGCCTAGCACCTTATAATACCGTAGAAGAAATTGAATTACTAGGTTCAAAACTAAGCGAAGCAATAAACTTACTCAAATAAATATCACACACAAGAACACAGGAAGAATAACATGGCAACATTTAGAATTGTAGCACCTATCGTAACTTTTAGATGCAGAATACCCAGTGACGAATCACCCGGATTCGAATGGAAAGATGTAACCAGCGTTGATTTGTTTAAAGGGAAGCGAGTAGCACTACTTGCACTACCAGGGGCATTCACACCTACATGTAGTAGCACACACCTTCCAGGTTATGAAGCAGAGTATCGTACACTACGAGAACTAGGTGTAGACGAAGTATATTGCTTAAGCGTAAACGATAGTTTCGTTATGAATGCCTGGTTCAAGAGTTTAGATATTCGTAATGTTAAACCGATTCCGGATGGCAACGGCGAGTTTAGTCGTAAGATTGGATTCTTAGTTAAGAAAGAAAACTTAGGGTTTGGACATCGTAGCTGGCGCTATAGTATGATTATTAATGACGGTGTTATTGAAATGATGTGGGTCGAACCTGGTGTTGAGGATGATAAAGCAACCGACCCATTTTATGTATCAGATGTTGGAACAATGATTAAATGGTTGAAAGAAAATCCTAAAGAAGAGTCTTAATCACATAGATATTTGCTTCTGAAGTTTCAGTACCAAAGAAATCGCCCACTGTCTCAAAGCCAAAACGCTCATAGGCAGGTAGGGCGGTTTTTCTTGGAATACTCCATACAGCATCACATCCTTCTAGTCTAGCTTGTGTTTCAGTTGAACCAAACAGCAATTGTGCTATGCCTTGTTTTCTGTAATTTGGGTCAACCCACAGACCCCTGCTTCTATATAAATTATCCTTGGTCTTATGCCCGCTGTTAACACCGATTAATTTGTCGTTATCGTATACAGCAAAAAATGTTGCAGGGTAATTGAATATAGCCATATCATATTCGATAGGGTTCTTATCATGTGGCCAAGTCATCGCACTGTGAGTTTCTATAGCACTGGTTCTACCGGGCCATAGTTTTTCACGCCATACTGTTTCTATTGTTTTAAACTCTATCAAACCAAGACTTATCATAGTTTTATTTATGGAGTAATAAATATTTTCAACTGCAAAGCGGATTTCACACAGAGGAAAAATAATGAGCTATCCAAACGAACTCGATCCCCGTTGGGACAACCAAACACTAAACTATGATTTGTCGAAACACAATTGGCCAGAGTATTGGCTAGGTGTTGCAAAACAAAAGTTTCCGCAGATCACAAGCCTAGAAACTGTACATGAAGTACTAACTACACAAGAAATTTCTGAGCTAGGCAAACACTGTCAACGTGCGTGTGATACTCCTGAGTTTATTGCACGAGCAGATGCTTATTATCGTGATGCACTAGACGGACAGGTAGATGACGAGTGGATGGTTCAGCGCAGTTTTACTATTCGTATTGTTATCCCAAACCAAGCTAAGGTTGGTAGACTGTTGGCTTTCCACCAAGGCATTTGGGTAGGCAACGGGATTGGCTTACGCACTATATGGACACCATTTACTCGTTGTTACGGCAATAACAGTATGCAGATTATGGGCTGGAAGGAAAGTGATGATCTAACTCAGAGTTGCTATAATGAGCAATGGAGTTATGATAAGCTACAAGAAGAATGCAGTAAACATACTTGGCCTGTTACACTAGAACCAGGCCAGGCCCACTTGTTCCAGCAGCATCACATTCATGGTAACTTCAACAACGATACAGAAATTACTCGTTGGAGTATGGATGGCCGTGTTCTAGTAAAAGGTGGTTACTATGGTCGTAAAGTGCCGGGCGGTTATTTCCGCTTTCCGGGAGAAGAAGAAGATACTCGTCCAGTGGATACTAGCAAACGTTGGATCAGCTATGCAGGATGGAATACCAAGTTCAGCAGTCCTATCCCACTACCAATGCAGAGAGCGATTGTAGATCAATATTGCGGTAAGCACGGCATTCGTATCAACGACTATCAGTTTGAAAATGAATTCCTAGACTGGTTACCGGGACTAGAGAAGTATATCACAGGCTACAACATTGATGCTATTGTGATGTGCAGTATCTTTAACCTACCAGACGATGCTGATCGACGTTACGAACTACTGAAGCTAGCAGTTGATAGCGGCGTAGAACTACATTTTGCTAACGAAGTATGCAGTGTTCGCGCACACAAAGACATCGAACACATCAAGCATGTGTTTGAATTTGTAAACGAGAATCCAGATCCTAATTTGTTCTTAGGATTCACAGGTGCAAAGAAGACTGGCTGGGCTGTTTAATGAGCTCTAGATTTATCCATCCCACTACACTTATAGTAGTAGCATTGGAAATGGAACTTCCTACCTTTTGGGGAGGGCCAATCTTGTTTACTGGTGTAGGTAAAGTAAGAGCAGCGGCAGCATTATCACGATACTTAGCAGTCAATCCACATATCGATACTGTTATAAACTACGGCACCGCCGGAGGCATCAAAGGTGTAACCAAAGGACACATTTATCCTGTTAATAGGTTTATTGAAAGTGACTTCCGCAGTTGTGCAGTTAATCTTCCTCACAAGGACATGATCGAAGTTGACACTTGGTTAGACCACGAACACTTTTGTTGTAGCACACAGGATCACTTTGTAACTGATCCGACTGAACTAGATGATGCGCCTTTTGGCGATAGTGTTAATCTAGTTGATATGGAAAGCTATGCTCTAGCATTTGTATGCTTACAACACGGTGTAGCGTTTAAATGCTACAAATATGTAAGCGATGATGCAGATGACAATGCTGCCACTGAGTGGGTAGAAAATGTTCATGGCGGCGAAGATCAGTTTATGGAAATGTTAGTAAAGTATCATGGTTATACAAGATAATGAATGAAACGCTAGTTAATAACATACTAAACGAAGCTGAGTTCAAGCAGGGTGGTATGGTATGGAAACATGTCAAGAGCGGACGTAGTGATCCTCTAGTGTCTGTTCGCAGTGCTGTGGATCGTATGCGAGAACTACATGACATACCTGATAATCAATTTAATCAGGTATGTCACGAAGTGTTAAAAGGTGTGCAAGCTAGAGTAGCTGGCTTTTAGTATAGTCTCTCTATACAAATAAAGTTGTCATTGTGAAGTGGGCCTATCATCAGGGTTACACGATACATTCTGTTATTAGTCTTATCAAATATATTGTAAGTTGAAGTATCACCTTCACCTAGAAAATTCCAGTCAAATGCCGATGCTGATGCAGTGGTAGTGTAGGTTTGATTATTAGTTGCGCTACCATTAACACCGCCAGAAACACTATAGAATGCACCTATATTAGCAGTAAAGTTTGTGCTCACAGCACCTATGCTTAATCCACGATTACTACTGGTAGTAACACCTACTTTGAGATTGTCCATAGTAACATATGTGCCAGCATTAACTACGGCAGTGACCTTCCATGCTAACTCACCAGCTACATCGGCTGGTGCTTTAGAAAGATCAACATATACACCCCTAGAGCTGCCGCCGCCTTCAAAGATTCTTATTCTATCATTATAGGAATCGATAACAGCACCACCTGTGATAGTTGCGTTTGCTGATTTTGCTAATTGTATTTCACCACCTTCATTACCAACACTATTAGTTGATATCAGAGTAGATCCGGTAATATTACCAATAGCAACAACTTCTCCGCTAGCATTGAACGAGCCAGATGTTGTATCAACGTTGCCCGAAGCAGTAACACTTCCAGGTAGTGTTGTTATACCACTATTATCAAATTTCCAAGTATAGGTTTGACCCCCGGATCTAATGAATATGTCTTGCGATCCGTCTAAGGATAGTGTACGTCTGCTATCGTTGTTGTCAAACATACGTAAGAAACCGTAATCATTGCCCTGTGTACTATTGTAAAATACTAATTCACCGCTATCATTAAATCTGTATTCGTGACTATAACTGTCACTGGTAAAATTGTAACCTACTCTTATTCTTGTATCGTCGTCAGATCTAATAATAACATCATCCCCTAGCGCATCTAAGAATAAATCATCAGGAGATTTGATGTACATATCATTGCCACCGGTTCCAGACAGCTCTAAAGTATCGCCATTAAAAACAAAGTTACCAATATCGACACCAGACTCATTAGTAGCACCGTAGAGAGAGCCAGTTTCACCAACACCAAACCCGTCAAAACCACTGCCGCCAGCGGTACCTAACGTATTAATATCAGCACCAGTTGCAAACACACCAAAGATACTGTCTTGGTAAGTTACTACATAATCGCCGCCGCCAAAGGCTGAGCTACTGGTAACAACGTTACCACTGTTATAGCTAATATTTGTATCTAAGTCAGTGTTGATATAGTTACCTGTATCGTATTCGTCACTGCCGCCATCGCCAATATTGTTACTAGGCCATACCACTGCGGGTCTCGGCAGCGTACCCGTTACAGTATAAGTTTGAATCCAACCATCAGCAACGCCAGTGATTGTTACTGTAATATCGTTATCGGGTGTTAATAGGAAATTGCCATTAGCATCTTGAATGGTGTTACCTGGAATCACATGCACGTCGTTGACTTGATGCGTGTTAGGTGCGCCCTGCCCCCAACTGCCTAGGTCTAGCGTATCGTTGTCCATGTTATAGGATATGCCACTAAATGTAGCGCCATCACCGGTGCTGTATTGAGGGCTGATACTGAATTGATTATTAACACTGAAGAATTCAAGATTAGCTTTTCTATCTGTAACTGTGGCACTAAATGTGTTGAAGTTATCATAGAACGCTTGCTTCATATCACTGATAGTGTTAACACTACCTTCAACCCCACCGTTGAGTATCACGTTGTCAATTATTGATTCTGCAAAGGTTTTTAATTCAGTTGTCGGAGTTTGGTTAACATTTTCGCCAACAACTACCAGCATAGCAACAACATCGCTGCCGCTTAAACCTGTAACAGTAAATGTATCGTCATTTGTTGCTGTATCAATTGTACTGGAAGGTGTAACTGTATCCTTGTAAATTACGATTTTATTGATTGGACCGTTAGGATCATCACTGTTGTTGTACATGCTGCCATAGTGAGCCTTAAAGCCTTTATATGCAGGGTCGCCACCTGATCCCCCACCTGAGCCGCTACCAACATCAGCTGGTGTAAATGTAAACACACCCGTGGTATCGTTATATGTTAAACTACCATTTCCGCTTGGGCTTGCTGTTGTAACACTAAGATCAGTTAGGCCAATTCCTGTATCAACCCCACCGTAATTAATAGTGCCGCCGTTAACAACAGGCCCATCAACTACACTTACTATAATCTTACCGGTACCTGCTGTTGCGCCACCCTGTGTAACATAAATGTTTAGGCTAGTATCGCTAGCGAACTCGAATAAACCTGTGGTTTGATAACTGCCTGTTACTTCAATTTCTGCATAACTGTCGCTCATCAGCAAACTATTGTCGTCGCCGGTACCAACTGTTATTATTGCATTACCATCAAATGCTGTGTCAACTTCAAAAGTAGTGATAATTGTTTTAGTACCAGCAGTGATGTTGCCTAGCAGGATTGGACTGCTACTATTGTAGTTTACATTAGCAAGAAACTGTGCTTCAGTGTAAACAACATCTAGCTGTGCTTTGGTAATAAAATGTTCTGGACTAGATGCGTTAGCACCGCCCATTGTTGTTAGCGTCGCCGCGTCTTGTAGCGTAACGGTAAAACTATCCGTATCAGCATTACCTACAAGAACAGGACCTTGCTTACCCAATTGTAGTGTACGATGCACACCACTTAAACCGTAATTTTTGACTTCAGCCACGTTTACTCCCAACGAAAAAATAATCTACCATTAGTTATATTTATCATTGACAAGCTAAAGTAAATATGTTAGAATAACATATAAAAATACAGAAGAATAGGTATAAAATGGAACTAAAAACCGAACAGAATGGATATCTAGTACTAGGAGATGTTCATGCTGTTTATAGCCCGTTTGCTAGGGCCGTAGACTATGCTGTAGAAAATAATCTAACACTAGTTGCTGTAGGTGATCTAGTAGACAATGGTAATGAAGGCGATATGGTAGTTGATGCCATGCTTGAACTTATCTTTGCCGAACAAGCTCATGCGGTATGGGGCAACCACGAATGGAAAGTACGCCGTTGGCTTGCTGATAATAATCACCCTGTGGGCTGGCCTAGCAAAATTACTATCAGTCAGTTTCACGATGATCGTCAGTTTCAGCAAGCATTCCTAGAGTTGTGCAACAGGCTGCACGACTTTGTAAGTTTTAATGTTAACGGCACGTCATTCTTTGTTGCTCACGCAGGCTTTCATCCCCGCTTTTGGGAGGGCGAGCTAGGCGACGAAGTTATGAGCACGTTCAGAAATGGTATGGCAGATTATTCTAAACAATACGAATGGAAAGATCAGATTTATCCGCTACGTGTATACAGCTGGACTGATTATATTCCTGAAGGTGTAACAGTTTTTGTAGGACACGATCCTACTCCATTACGCCCAGAACCTATTTGGGATCAGTTTCAAGGTCGGCCTACAGTTGTTACTAATCACCAAAATGGTAAAACAGTTTTTCTAGATTGCGGCAGCGGCAAGGGCGGTGACCTTTGGGGTGCTGTAATTAGAAAAGACAACGATAAAGAAATCGAATACATTAACTTTGGAAGGTAAATTTTAAAATGGCATATCGTACGATTTATACAGAAGTAGAAGTAGATGTAGACATGGGCGATTTCAGTGATGAGGATCTACTGGAAGAGCTTGAACGTAGAAATATTCAACCCGTTGGTTGGGACGACCTAGAACGTACAAAAGAACTAATTTATAAGATGTATGAAAAGGCTTGCCTCAATAAAAATGTTGACGAAGAACTACGAGAATTTTTTTGGCGTACCATTGGTAGGAACCTATAATGGAACCTCCGGAAGCCTGTTACGATACCGGTATCCATATTCAGTTTATGCCACGTTGGACATTTAGTAAGCAGTTTGCATTATTGCCCCATCGTTGCAGTGACACAGGTGAACTGATTTGGTTGAAAAATGCTTACCGTGCAGTATTCGAAGAACACTGGGGACATTTTGATATTGAGTGGCTTACTCATGATGCTTATGTGATGCGTAGATTAAGGGGAACTGCATAATGGCTTATTGGATGTACAGAGAACGGGACCAGCGCGGCGACAGTGGCGGCATGAGTATGGCGCTTGTTCCTGCTTATGACGAGAACGGCAAGGTTGCTGATGTGCAATATGTGCATAATGCACGACCACAGGTTGGCTATGTGATGCGTGTGGGCAGTCACTATGCGCGAAGTTTTTCCGCACAGGATTGGTGGCAGACTACTGTGATTACAGAAATACTGGAAGATAAAATTAACGAGGATGGCAGCGAATATGTCAAGTTTAGGACCGGCAACAGCATATATGAATGGCGCAAAGATTAAGCGACCCAAACGAAAGGAAACAAATAGAATGTGGAAATGGTTTGCAAAGAAGATGCGTAACGCATTACGAGAAGTTGAACGTGAATATGAAGTAGATGTGGCACCGTCGCGCGATTACGTTACCAAAGACCGTCACAGCGATGAGCGTATCACATTGCGCTTAGACAAGGCCATTGGCGGGCATATTGTACAAGTATCTAAGTATAATGGCAAGATTGATCGTCACCGTGATAACACTTATATCATCCGCGATGATGACAACCTAGAAGAAGCACTAACCGCAGTATTCATTCAAGAAAAAATCTCGCAATGATACAAAACATTTCAGGAGGCCCCGGTATTGTAGTACAAGGCGGCAACTCTACTCAATTTTATCTACAGCCATCGCAACCCGGTACTGCTATTCCGGCAGGACAAATGCGCTACAACAATAACATGATTGAAGTGTTTGACGGTTCAAGCTGGCGTGTTGCTTCAAATTCATATACAAATATTAGTTTGGATGTTGGAATGATAGAAGCTATTGAATGGGCTCGCAAGAAGATGCAGGAAGAAAAGGAACTGGAAGAATTAGCCAAGCAGTATCCTATTCTCGAAGATGCTATGCGTGACCTAGAAGTAATTAAAGTTCTTGTGAGAGGCAAGCGTAACAATGATATTCAACAAAGTTAAACAACTAAAAAACGAAGGCAAAACTATTGGAATTACATTCAGTACCTTTGATCTATTTCACGCTGGTCATATTGCTATGCTCAGCGAAGCAAAGAATCATTGCGATTATTTGATTGTGGGACTGCAAACTGATCCTACTATTGATCGCCCTGATTCAAAGAATCCTCCAGTACAAAGCATTGTGGAGAGGCAGATTCAAGTAAGTGCATGTCGCTTTGTGGATGAGATTGTGGTTTACCAAACCGAAAAGGATTTGGAAGATATCCTTTTGACCTTACCGCTTGATGTACGCATACTTGGCATTGAGTATGAAAAACAGAACTTTACAGGCAGAAAGATTTGTGAAGACCGCGGTATCGAATTGATCTTTAACGGCAGAGATCATAGTTTCAGTAGCAGTAACTTACGCGAACGTGTTTGGCGAGCAGAAAATATTAAACGTGAACGTAAAAACTAATTGACAACATTAATTGTTTCGTATATAATGAACATATAGAAACATATTTAAGGATTTAAAAAGTGGCGTACTTTCTTAAGAATGGCAGTAGTTATCGTGTAGCAACCGAAGAGTCTCTAGACATTCATCGGCAACTACCCCCAGGTAATTTTATTGTAAAGGCTGACCAATTTGGCAACCTATACCTAGAGCATATCGAGAGTTTCAAGTCTCTTGATCGTTACTACGGTGATACACTACGCAACACAGATCGTATTCTGCGTACCTTTATGGATCGTGAAGCTAGCACAGGCGTAATGCTTACTGGTGAAAAGGGCAGTGGTAAGACTCTGCTGGCTAAGAACCTTTGCATTGAAGGTGCAAAGCAGGGTATGCCCACAATCGTCATCAACAACAGTTGGCACGGTGATGCGTTCAACAAGCTGATCCAAGATATTGATCAACCCGCCATTATCCTCTTTGATGAGTTCGAAAAGGTATACGACAGCCAAGAACAGGAAAGCATTCTAACTCTGCTCGACGGTGTGTTCCCCAGCAAGAAGCTGTTTGTGCTTACCTGCAACGACAAGTGGCGCATTGACCGCCATATGCGTAACCGTCCTGGTCGTATCTTCTATATGCTAGACTTCAAAGGCCTAACAGCAGAATTTATTACAGAATACTGTAATGAGAATCTGCGTGAGAAGAAGTACATTGCACAGATCTGCAAGATTGCGGCACTGTTTACTGAGTTCAACTTTGACATGCTTAAGGCACTGGTCGAGGACATGAACCGCTACGGTGAAAGCCCACAGGAAGCAATGGAACTACTAAATGCCAAGCCTGAATATGACAACGACAGCGGCGGCAAGTTCAAAGTTGATCTAGTAGTGGATAAGAAGCCTATCAAGGAAAGCAATCTCTACGACAAGACATGGAAGAGCAATCCGCTGAGCCATCGAGTGATTACAATTGAGTACGAGCTAGACACTGATACCGATAACGATGACTATCACTCAGTGCAGTTTGAGCCCACTGATCTACGCAACATCAATGGCGACACCGGCGAGTTTGTGTACATCAACAGCCGCGGCGATCAGCTAAAGCTAACTCGTGAACGTGCAGAGAACTTTAATTACTGGAAAGCGTTTTGAGCCTATGGCTACTAAAATATTATTAGTAGACTTAGATAAAGATTATATTCGTCGTGTTGAAAACAGCGCAGATTTTAGGTTAAAGCATGACCTGTTTCAAGAAGCTGTAGGTAATCTACAGCAGGATATTAAATATTGGACTGATACTAGTGGCATAAATCTGGAGCTCGAAACTGTTAATGAGACTGAAGTTGAGCATGTGCAACAAGGTACACTGACTAAGACCCATACTAGAGTTTATGCTAAACTAGACAGCGAAGATGATCTCGCATGGATTAATCTTAGCATTGGTAATATTAAGCCAGCTAGGAAACTAGCACACGGTGCCAACCGCGGTTGGCAATTTGATTGGGGAAATATATGAAAGAAAAGCACTTAGATGCTTTTATGGATACAGCTTATCGTTTCGCTGAACTAAGCACAGCAGTCCGCGCCCAAGTAGGCGCTATCATTGTGAAAGATCGTCGTATCATCAGCATCGGCTATAATGGTATGCCCAGCGGTTGGGACAATTGTTGCGAAGATACAGTTTATCAACAAGACGGTAGTACTGCATTAAAGACCAAGCCCGAGGTGCTTCATGCTGAAGCAAATGCTATTGCTAAACTAGCACAAAGCCCTGAGAGCGCACGTGATGCCGTATTGTTCTGCACTCACATGCCCTGTATGGAATGCGCTAAACTAATTCATCAAAGTGGTATTCGTACAGTATACTACGGCGAACGTTACGAAGCAGCCAAGGGTAGCGGCGAGCAGTTTCTTTGTAGTAGCGGTATTACTCTGGAATGGTTGCCACCAAAGCCCAAACCCGTCGAAACTGTTGAACGTATAGTAGAAAAAACTGTTGAACGTATTGTAGAGTTAGAACATCCTAAACTGTTCAAGTATGGTAAGCTATTGCCGCCGGAACACATGTACATTCTTAACAACAGAAGTGATGCTAAAGGAGATATTTTTACTGCATCAGTTTTTGAGAAGATTGCGTTCCTTACTGTCAGCGCAAGATACAACTGGGACAATCTATACAACGATATCCGTGCAGTACATAATTTGTTTGATATTGATGATTGGGTTATAGATTATAGCTATGAAGCACACATAATGCAAGCATTTGATCATAGCAAAGGTACAGTATTTTCTGCAATTCATAGAACAATTAAACAAATAAATGATGAATTTGGTATTGGTTTCAACCAGTTTCACCTAATTCACGGAAACTATTTCATTAAAACTACATATGACACATGGAGAACTGCAAACAATATTGCAGAAACTCTAGCCAGCGTAGAGAATTTACCCACATTATTCTTTCACAGATATTTTAGAAGTGCGCTAAAACAATATAAGCCATTAGAATTTAGAAGAAACTTAACTAATAATTCTGCTAAACATTATTGTACCTTTAATGGCAGAGCAGGTTACGACCGTGTAGAATTATTAAAATTCCTACACCGCGAAGAGTTATTAGAAAAAGGTTACAGCACCTGGCACTTCGATCCAGAAAGCTGGGAGATAATTCACAGCGAAGGTTTAGGTATTGAACGAGTCAATCGCCTACCAGAGGGTAATGTGAAACCAGATAACTTTAGTGCTGTTACTGTTGAGTGGGGCAAGCGTAAAGAACAAGAAGTAATAGACACATATAACAACAGCGCATTTGAAATTGTTGTAGAAACCATTACCAACATTGAGCAGGAAAGCTATAATTGGGACTGCAAAACAGAAGGCCGTCCAAATATTAAATGGATCACTGATCAAATTCCAGATGCTAACACAGTGTTCTTCACAGAAAAGACTGCGAGACCTTTACTGTGGGGTATGCCATTCTTCCTACATGCAGGGCAATATGCATTACAAAGTTTGCGTGAACTAGGATTCAAAACATTTGATGCGCTATGGGATGAAAGTTACGACAGAATTTATGACCCAGCTGAACGTGCTCGTGCAATGCATGCCAGCATTAAAGAAGTATTGAGCAGACCTTTAGATGATCTAGATCATCTAATTCAAGAAAATATTCACATACTCAAACATAATCAAAAACACTATAATGATCTAGCTTCCATTAGACCTGTTCACTTGTGGATTGAAATGTATAATGCCAAGAGTATAGGACATGCCAGTCGTACTATACTCACACAGTTAAAAGAACCTAATCAGCATATCAGAATCAAATAAGATATCTTGCCATAAAAATACATTTATATTGCAGTGCAGCATAAATACATTGTCGCTGAAATTCAGGACAAAAACTCTGTCAGTAAGAGGAGAAACACATGACACATGCAGATAAAGTGGTACTGGTTAGTAGAGTAGGTCACTTCATAGGGCTTTCATCAATGTTAGCACTTACATGGGCCTTTATCTTTTCAGTACTTTAACAATTCGCTTAAGGAAAGGAATCCAAAATGTTATCATATTATCTAAATCAAACCGTAGACGCAGTTCAAACTGCAAAGAAGAAATTCGTAGACAGCACAGTATTCGATGCAGCACTAGCTGGTCATATGAATAAGTTTGTTGAAACACAAACCGAATACACCAAAGCTGCTCTCAACAACTTTGAATCTTTTGGTATGGCAATGGCTGGTTACACTTGGGGCAAGACTCAAGAAACAGCTAAAAACACAACTGAATGGGTTAAGAAGTTTACTCCAAAGGCTTAATTATGGACAAGTTCACCCTAGCTGAAAAGCTCAGTGAGCAGTTTCCTCTAAGTCGTTATTGGACCAGCTTATATACTACACTATGTGTTATAGAAAGGAGCAAACATGGCGCGAGCTTTAGCATTGCTTATTGAACTATATCGCATATTCGCATATCTTGTAAGAGATACTCGAGATTTACAAAAAATGTACAGTAAACACGTATATTGGGATTAAACTAAAATAGCACCTTAACGGTGCTATTTTTTTAATAAATATCACAGAATGTACAGCAACACCAATTACACTAAACTAACACCGGGCTGGCACACTTTGTTAAGGCTCGACAGTACAACTGTATACGTGCCTATACCTAAGAATGCTCACACATGGATGCTACGCAGTTTTAATCCTGTGTCGGAAACCCAAACGGATCTAAATGATAGATATTTGGTAATACTACGTGATCCCATAGAAAGATGGATCACTGGTATTGGTACCTACTGCGGTAATAATCATTATTTCAAAAGAGAATTTCATAGTAATCATCAACCCAACTGGAAACTATTTTTCAGTTATACCCTAATACCAGATGGCCATACTGTACCACAAGCATATTTTCTCCGAAATGTCACACCACAGAGCATGGATATTTTCACAGTAAATAATAATCTACACTCACAAATAGCAACATATCTAAATCGTAAGCCATTGATTCGTCAAGCTAATGTGGCTGAGAACAGTGGATATCACCGATATATAATTGATAATCTACGAGTGTATTTGAACTCTAATCCCCAAGTATTAGCTGAACTGCACAAAATTTACGCTGAAGATTTCCAATTAATACGTACTCAAAAAGCCATTGACAACGCTAGCTAAAACTGTTATACTATATGCAGTAATAATAAGAGAGTAATTATGAAGAAAATCCTACTAGCACTAGCATTGGCACTGACAGCATCACCCAGCTTTGCCACAACCAATGCTGTTCAATGTCAGCAATCCACGGAACAAAATCTCATTGAGCGCACCCGTGAACGCTTCAGTGATCCAAAGAATTTTCAACTTAAAAGTGTGGGCAAGTTCAGTACCAAAGACCGAGACACTTATACAATAACTGTATATTATGAAAATACCCTTACACGCAATAGGGGTATGACCACTGCCAAACTACGGGCCAGTAGCTCAGAATGCGTATTGTTAGAAGTAAATTTCTACGAGTTTAACCGCTTATAAGCCCAAAAAGTTGCGAAAATACAACAAAAATACCGCTCAAAACCCCTTGACAACCTGCTCAAAACTGTTAAAATATAAGCATAGAGTAAGGAAAAAGGGATTAACATGCAAGCTCGTTTTATTAACTATGACACCCAAGAGGATTTTGGCTCTCGAGAAGTAGTAGTTCAAAGTCTGCGTTTGGACAGTGAAAACCGCCCCTACGCTATTGTAAGTGATCCAATCACCCTTAACGATTCTGCTAGAGCTGAATACATGCAGTATGACGGCCAAACGCAATGGGTAGTTGATTTAGCCTAAGGAGCAAGTATGATTGAAGTACGCAGAAATTTAGATACCAAATTAGTACAGTTACAACTGTTATTGGACCAGCATTTTGAAGAAAATGATGCTGTGCAAGATGCTTTCAATGAGCTGGTTTTCGCCATCGACATGGAATTTGAAGACTTGACCTAAGCTAAAAAACACTGTATAATATACACTTATTCGCAAGAAAGGTGTAGAAATGCAAGCTGTTAACTATGTAAACAAGTACACGGGCCCTAAAGGCAAGGGCTTTATACAGCCCTATGACCGTGTAAAAGCCACAGAAAAATGGGTAGAGTATAGCCTAGACATAAGGGACATGAGCCGCATTATAATGCAGTCAGACTTTAATACAAAATGGAAACTAGCAGCCGCATTAGAAGTAGCAGAACGCAAACGTGCTTATATGTACAAGCACAAGAATTTTGACCTAAGACGTGCTACACAAATTTTTGAAGCTGTAAAAGACATTCCCAAAACACTATAAAGGAAGTATATGCAATGGCAAGTTGAAGCAGGACCCGCAACCAAGCGTTACATAGAGTGCATATTGCCCAGCATCACAGCTCAGTTGGGACTAAGCCGTAGCCGCAAATATCTAATGATCAAAGTGGATCGAGAACTAGAAGAACAGGGCACCACCATCCCTCTTATGGGATTGGATACGATTTTAGTAGTGCTCAAACCCACTCGCAATCTAGTTAACTTGGGCATTACACTAGCACACGAGCTAGCACACGTAGCACAATTTGCCAACGGCACACTGCAACTAACCCCTAAAGGCAAGCGTTGGAAGGGCAAGTTCTACCCCACAGACTATCCGTATTTAGAACAGCCTTGGGAAGTACAAGCCTTTGCACGACAGGAAATACTCTTCCGACGTGCCATAGAACTATAAGCTACGAGCCTAGCAGAAACGGTGGGCCCGTATTACACTATAGCGAGTAGCGAGCGTAGCGAGCGACAGCGCCCGAGTCCACTCTAGCAATTCTATCCCTAAAATGCACCCAAAATGTCTTGACAAACTGCTCAAAAATGTTATACTGTAAGTACAGTAATAGAAAGGAGCCCCTAATATGCCAGAAGTCAAACTAACTAAGAAACTGTACAAAGTCACAATGACTGAGTATGAACGAGGTTACGGTCAACGCGATATGGGCACCAAGCTGTACGACAATGAGGAAGAAGCTAAAGAATATTGCCGTAAGTATAATGAAGATTTGGGCGACCCAGACTGCTATTATCGTGCAAGCTATCAACGTATAGTATAAAGGAATTATATATGTTTCGTATTAATGACAACAAAGGTTTTCAAATCAAACTGGAGAACGGCTATATGGTAAGCGTACAGTTTGGTCCAGGCAATTACGGTAGCAACTATAGCTTGGGGTTTGAAGAAATGGGACGCCCAATGATTGCTGCCAGTGCGGAAACAGCTCTTATTGCTCCAGACGGCAGCTTCGTAACGTATAAAGACGATGACGTACAGGGTCATCAAACTGCTAACGATGTTCTAGAACTACTGAACTACGCTAGTAAGCTATAAAGTATTACACTAAAGGTATAATGCGAACGCATTATACCCACATACGTAGTGGTAGATCAATGGCTTATACGCTACGTATAGTGTGCTAATCGTGGGAAAATATTTTCGGAGAAATTGGTAAAAATACCTTTTTGACGCCTTCCATTAAGCTAACCGCCACTGTAGACGTCAAAATCGCGCCAATTGTAACACCACTAAGCATGGTTGTCAACACTGTAGTATTTTCGCCGAAAACCCTGCACTACATACTGTATACGCATACAGTGCTAAGTCATTGATCTATATAGTGAAAAAAACCGAAAAAAGATGCTCAAAAAGGCTTGACAACTGCTCAAAATTTGCTATACTACATATGTAGAGTAAGGAAACAGGGACTAATATGAAGCTGGTAATTCAAACTCAGTACTGCGAGAACTACGGTGACGAGGATCAACCCCACTGGAAGTTCAAGGGCGGTAGCACTTATATAGTGCAGGACATTACCCCTAAGCAGGCCCAGCGCATTGCTAGCGGCGGCATCCCTACTCTTACTCAGCTTATTGAGTATGATAACCCTGTGACCCGTGAGTACATTCTAGACTATAGTGTACGTGAGGATGACTTTGCAGTATGCGAGCCCTGGGAAACCCCTGTGGTATGCCGCTATGCTGAGGGTCAGTGGTATGCTAGTGAAGAAGTCCTTAATGGTGAATATGGATACTTGCGCGGTGATATCGGTCGCAAGTTGAGCGTTTGGACCATGCTACCCCTGGGTGAGCGTGGGGATTACGCTGTAGAGTATTATGATCGAGATGGTAAAGTAATGGTGTTAGAGGTCTTGACAACACCCTAAACTGTGCTATACTATATTATGAGTTGAGGGCATAACGCCCAAGAGCTAGGCCGCTGGGCTCGTTCAACAAGCGGTAATGTGTAATGAGGAAATTGTTATGTCTACTAAGTTGTTTACTATTGCTGGTTATTCTAATCTCAACGGTCGTGTTAAGTTGCGTGTTGCTACTGGCACTGTAGCGCGACGTACCGCTGTGCTTAAGAGTGCAGGTCACACTGACATTAACCTTGTAGAGCTGCCCCAGCCCATGACTCGCGCGGATGCGACTGCGTTCGTAGAGGCGAAGTTTGCAGGCGTTGAGCTGTTCAAGAGTAAGGTTGCTGTACCCAAGGGTGTAGCTGTTGACATGGAACAGATCAGTGACAGTGCTTTTGCAGACGTTGTTGAAGACGCACTAGAGGCTTAATGCACCACAGGGCGGGGGAGATCACCTCCCCCGAGTCCCTCCCCCCACTAGCTTATCGTAGGAATATGAAAAAGCCTAAACTACCGCCTGGCGCCCATCGTGAATTGTGGGACCAGGATTCGCCGTTTCGATACAATCGTGTTGAACGAGAGCGCCAACAGGACCGACGAGAAACCAAATATCGCAAGCGTCCTGACGAATATCTAGAAGATGACGACGATTGGGACAACGATTACCCCAGTAATCGCTAGTGTTGTTTTTATGCAACACCCCTAAAACTGTGCCCAAAACCGGTTGACACTGTGAGCATAGATGCTATTATATACATATAGTGTTTAACAAGGAGCCAAAGATGAGTGCATTGACCCAGTTCGTAGCCCAGAAGAATCACTGGAACAGTTTCTTTAATGGCGAGCAGTATGAGATCAAGACACCACAGGGTCGCCAGCGTGTTGCTGATATGATTGATGCGGCACTGAGCCCCGAGAACCTAACCTGCGATGGCGAACTGCCCCGCGCAGAAGTTAACCGCCGCTATCGTGAATTGATGGGTGCGGCTCGTGCGCTGAAGCGTCTAGACCCCAGCGTAACGTTCTACGAGTGGGGTGAAGAGATTGCCTAATGCCCATTAGTGGTTGACAGTTGGGCATATGATGTTATTATGTACATATAGTGTTTGATAAGGAGCAATGATGCTGTTCACCGTACTGCAAATCCAGATCTCAGATCGTGTGTACAATCGTGTAAACGCACTGGGTCATGAACTGGCCGCAGAAGAGTTCCCCGAGTATCGTGCATACATGGACACTATGTTCAAGGGCAGTGACGGCTACAAACTCGAGTACGCCAAGTACTACAAGCCTGTATGCACCATCACTGCTCCTAACCTAAACCGTGTGTTTGACATAGGTAACTGTGGCCCAGAAGAATCAATTACGCGACTTGGTCAGATGCACAGCATCAGTGTTGGTGATATCATTGAGGACCCACAGGGCACACAGTATATGGTAGACCGAGTGGGCTTCAAGGAGTTAGTGTAATGCGTAAACTTAAACAGTTATTCACACAGTTAGGTGAGCAAATAGATCGCTTAGGCTATACTCTAATTGAACGTGTAGGTGGCCCTAAGATGGCTATGGCCTGCGTGTTTGCTGTTAACTATATACTTTATGAACTGGTCAAGTACTTATGAACAACGACATTAACTGGCGCTGGGTGTGCATAGGCTTTGTGACCTTTATAGTATTAGCCGGACTTGCGGGCCGTGTGGACTATGAAGAAGAGCTGCGAGCAGAGCAGGCTTACTGTGACAACGTAAAGCTGTACAAGGACACCCAGGGCAAGCAGGGTTGGCCCGACTACCGAGAGCTGTATAACACTATGTGTGTGCAGAATCGTAACAATAATCAAAACTTTTCAAATACTTAAAAAACTGGTGGGGTAGGTGGTTCAAACGAGTAGACGAAAAATATCGGGTAGGCCTGGCTATACCGGAATCAAATTTTTTCAAGATCTTACTGTAGAACCACCTTTTAGCATGTTATTCAAGATCTTTGCACAGAACCGTCTTTTAGCGTACATAAAGTATTAACACTATGCAATTAACCAAGATCACACTTAGCGATAGTCAGTTTAGGAACTTTGAACAATGGTTCTTAACTCACTATAACTATAAGCTACGGGGTATTAATATTGCCACTGTAAATCGCTTTCTAGGACATCATTGGGGTGTAACCATGCTCAATTGGCCTGAACAAACGTTTGTTACGCTGTCACCCGCTAATGCAGGGTTCTTTATACTAGCTATGAGTGGTAACTCAGGGGATTAATTATGACTAAGAATGCATATTTGTTTAGTTGGGATTGCACAGGGGTAGAAGCAGTTATTCCTATTACTCAATACGAGGATTGGGATACTGTTAATGCTTTTGCTGTACTAGAGGGTAAAACACCTAGCCCAAGTCCTCTTAACAGTACAATTAATGCTATACTGTTGCGAGCACGGTTCAATGCTCAACGATTCTACGAAGTATATGCTGTGGACTGCGATCCGGGTATTACTGAACAGGATTGGCGTGATATGTGGGAGGCCAGTCCACAGATGTGTGCGGATATGATTCGTAAGCGTGGTGTTAAGCTGTGGGGCGAGGGTATGGGCAAGCAGAGTGCTGTTATTGTTTAGTGTTACTCAAGCCTACAGTGATGCTGTCAATGAATGCGTTTTGCTTACTTTGATCTTGACTAGTATCACGGCGTAGGTATGCAGCCACTGCGGCTATGCCAAGTGTTATTAGTATTGTGCTTAATATTGTGTTCATATAGTGTATATATCACAATATGCTTGGGGTAGGTGGTTCAAACGGCAAGATGGCATAATGTCGGGAACCGTTTGAAATAGGCGCACATATTTTTTGAGATTTTAGTGTAAGGGTGGTTTTTAGTGATAGAAGTATACTTAAGTGATTTAGACTGTGCAAACTTTGCAGAGCCTGATCGTTGGGCTCGTGAATGCTGTGCTAGCTATGCGGGCGTTAATATTGTGGATACCAGCGATGTGTACATTGCTGATGAGATTGCTACATATAGTTTTGGTAACAGTGCGGATGCGGCTTTCTTTACACTAACTTGGAAAGCTGTATAGAACCCACTCGGCCGCGGGGCGGCTTCGCCGCTATTATCTTGTAATAGCGGCACCGCTGATTAAATATCACTTGACAAAGTCTGTGATATCGCTTATACTAGCGTATTGAATAAGGAAATTCAACATGTGGGAAGTAATCCTTGCTGTGTACATTCTAGCACTGGCGTTTATGCTGTATCTAATTCATACTGCACCCCTGGGCTATGAAGATGAACTGGGATTTCATTACGGGAAGCCCAACGATGAATCTTGAACTTGAACGCTATGCAGGCGAGCTTGCAGAACTTCGTGAGAAGGTTGATGTCTATGAGCAACTGCTACACCGTATACAAATGAACGCAGAAGTAGTCATGGATCACGAAGTAGTAGGTGATCTTATTACCAACATATGTCGTTGGAGTTATAGCCACCGCTGTGGTAATGGCGAAAACTCAGAAGCAGAACAGGATGCTATTGTTCGACGTGCATTTGACCATCTACTGATAACTCGCGAACCATGGCGGGTTCGCAATAAAAAATTAAAGGAACAAAATGAAAAAGACTCTACTAGCAACACTGCTGGCACTGTGTAGTGCTACAGCACAAGCAGGTACAACCAAAGTTAATCTAGGTGCTAATATCATTGACGGAAAAGATATTACATCTAACATCAACGTTGAACACATTCATGAGAGTGGCCGCTGGCGTCAGGAGTACGAAGCTGAACACGACTATCAGAACGTAACAGGTAAGGTTGGTAAGAACGACATCTATGGTCTAGCCAAAGCCAACTATGCACTGGACAAGAAGAATTACGTACTAGGTGTGGTTAAGTATGAATACGATCACTTTCTAAGCAATCAACACAATGCTGTGGCTGCGGTGGGCTATGGCCACAAGATATTGCGTACTGACTCTCTACGTGTGAGCAACGAAGTATCGGCTGGTGTGATGCGTACTGATACTGACACTAAGCCTGTGCTACGCAACAGTTTGTGGATTCGCTATGATGACAAGAAGTATGTGTTTATCAACAAGATGTTGCTAGAGTATACCGACTTCATGTATGTGCGTAACCAAACAGAACTTGGCTATAAAGTAACCAATCGTGTTACCATAGGCATCAGAAATGTTTTTACACGTAACACACAGCGAGATTCTAACGTAACACTTATTAACCTTGGTCTAACACTTTAAAATATGAACTCAACAGTATATGATCAACTGCCCAACAGTGATTGGCAACGTGATCGGATCGGTAATGCATCCAATCGTTATCAGGGCAAGTACAAGCGTGTACTAGCTGTATGCAGTGGCGGATTGCTTCGCAGTCCAACTATTGCTCATACATTGGCCGCCGAACCTTACAATTACAATACTCGCAGTGTGGGCATTGACGAGACCTATGCCCTTAATATTCTAGATCAGGTACTGCTTGAATGGGCAGACGAAATTGTATGTGCTGACACTGAACACGAAGTTACAGTTAGACTTAAGTTAATGGATATTGGTATTACTCTCAAACCCGTTGTAAATCTCAAACTGCCAGATGTATATCCATATCGTGATCGCAAACTGGTACACTTGATTAAAAAGCGTTACGACCAATACCTTGCAGGCCAACAGCCTGTAAACTATGAAGATGAAAATGAATAAAATAGAAGAACTAATCAAACAAGCTGGAACAGATTCTAGCGGTAAGTGGATAAGTGTTGACAATGCACAAGACTTTGCTATAATGTTATTAAACGAATGCTACATTGCTATTGAGAATACAAACACTAGTCATGTATACACAACCTTTGACCGAGATCAATTTAAGGCTACTATCAGTAAATGCAAGGACGCTGTAAAGCAACACTTCGGAGTTTGATATGACCATTGCCAGTGAAAGAACACGAGCTGTTAATTATACATACGATTTTTTGCGAGACCTAAGTGATCCAAAGAAAACACCTAGGGTTCCGGCAGACGTTAGACATAAAGCAAGATCGTTGCTTAGACATTATCCTAGTCGTTGGGATATGGATATGGTAGTAAGCGAAGGCAGTAGTCGTTTCGGTGATGATAAGAATCCGTTTGGAACTAAGAGCTTAGAAGCTCAACTAAGAGGACAAGGACATGCGTGAAGAACTAGATAAGAAGTTGTGCGCCAAGTACCCTAAGATTTTTATGAATCGTTATTCATCTCCTCGAGATACTTGCATGTGTTGGGGATTTGAACACGGCGATGGTTGGTATAACATTATTGATCAGATGTGTGCTAACATTCAGAGTCATATCAATCATTCGCGTCGTCGACGTCATGATGCGCTAGTGTACAATCGTGCGCTGAGTCGTGCTATCAAAGGCGACTTTAGCTCATACGGTCGTCTAAGCAAATGGCAACAAAAGAGCATCGATGAGGATTTGTTGGATCCTGAACCACAGCTAAGATCAGTACCTGAAGTATGTTTACAGGTAATTGCTATTCAGGTTAAGGAAAAGTTTGGTACACTGCGTTTCTACTATGGCGGCGGCGATGATGTTGTCAGCGGAATTGAGCGTATGGCTGAAAGCATGAGTGCTGTTACTTGTGAGACCTGTGGTGCGCCAGGTGCAACTCGCAGTGGTGGTTGGATCCAAACATTGTGTGACACACATGCGGCTGAAGCAGGCAAACCTGATATTATGGAATGGAAGACAATGCCATGATCGAACGAAGTAAAGATTTACTCAATGATGTTATGACATATGTCTGGATCTATCTTTTGATGTTTGTTAACACATACGGACATGCATTTGTTAGCATCTCCACTAACCCTCAAGCCAATGATTTAGGTATGCTAATTGGTGCGTTGGTCAGTGCGGCGTTTTGGCCATTGTATTGGTCTGTGCAGATGTGGAGTTGAATAATGAGTTACAGTGACCTAATCTCAGATGGTGGAATGGATCCACGTGAACGCAAACTAATTGGCTACACTGAACGTGAAGAAGGATTTTATCCTTTGTATGCACCTGGCGAAGGTTATATTGTCACTCATGCATTTATTCTTTGCAAGTACTGTAATGGTGCAGTTTATCATTGTATGGGTCCACGTTCGGATGCAGTATGTTTAACATGTTATGAAAAGGATCCTGATGTCAGATAAGGCATTCTACGGAACTATATTGGCTATGTTTGTAGCATTTACAGGACACCCTTGGATTGCCCTTTTTATATTTTGGTTGAGTATTATATGAACGAACGAATTAAAGAAATTGCACTAGAGTGCTATAATCCATATACGGAATTTGATCACGAGAAGTTTGCTATCTTGATTATTAAAGAATGTGCTGAACAGGTTGATTGGATACTTGCCGAGGGCGGCAAGACGCAAGGTGATTTGATTAAACAACATTTTGGAGTTGAATAATGAATAAGTTATTTGAATGGACTGACCGTAATCGTAAAACAATTAGCTACACAATCGGGGCATTAAATCTGCTAGCAGGTATTAGCAATCTAGTTAACAACAACTATACACTTGCTGTAGTAAATCTTGTTATTGCTGTTGTTCTTATTGCTGATGCTTGGAGAGCCAAATGAACGATAATGTAAAGAACTTAGTAAAGCGAGCAGGATTTATCTTGTGGGAGGATGAAGAATGGAATCCAGGTGATGTAGTTGATTGGGGTAGTCGCTACGACAATGAACTCCTAGAGTATACTCGCCTACTTGTAAAAGAAGTGCTAGAGCTACAAGCCGCGGGAACCGATGTACCCGCACACTTTGGCATTACTGAAACAGACGGCAAGGAGTCAATTGAAGTTGACTTTGACGACGAAGAGTTGCTCACCTACATGAAGATTGCACACGAGCGAGACATTACTTTTAACAAGTTCATTGAACTGGCTCTACGTAAAGCTATTGAAGAACACGATTTAAAGGAAAAGAACAATGAAAGCCCAGAAGCCAGCTGAAGGTATTATGCTATCTAAAGAATGGGTTGGTGCCAAGATTCATCACATTGAATGTGATTGCACTGACCCAGACCATGCAGTAGAAATGTGGATTGAAACCGAAGCTGATGAAGATTTGAATGATACGGTTTCAATTACTTTTTATGTAAAGACCACTAATCAATATTGGCCTGATGGTTATAGTCGCATTCGTGCCGCTTGGGATATTCTCACTAAAGGTGTACACATTCAAAGCAATAACTTGCTGTTGAGCAAACAAGCGGCACTTAACTTTGCAGAAACAATCAAGACCACAGTAAAAGAGTTGACAATATCTAAATAATTTGCTATAATATAGCATGGCTGGTAATAACGGATTTCATGTGAAAAAGATTTACTACGAAAAGGTTGGTCGTCGATATATCCCTGTAAGTGAATATGACAACGAGCTACTGGACAGTTTTCCAAAAGGTAACCATTTAGTAATGTGTTATCCGGGCGGCACCAGTCGCAGATTTAATATTGATCCTAACTATGCGGCTATGATTGCCGCTGGCCGTGTAGCCGAAGAGGCTATGTGTAAGGCAATGAACAAAGCTAGCGAGCTACGACCTGCTAAGACACCTATTACTCCCGCACAACAGGCAGCATGGAAGAAACTTGCAGAAGCGTTTGGTGATGAGCTTGCTACACTACACGGTTCGAGCATCAACGATATTGCACAAGCAGGTGTTAATGTTATGATGGAAGAAGCAGATAAGCTAATGCAGAATCCAAACGTGCGTGAAGCGTTTGACCACTTTATTGTAGTATGTAAACTTACAAAGGAACAAACAAATGAAAGTTAATGTAGGCCCATATACAAGATGGTTTGGACCATATCAGCTAGCAGAAAAACTATGCTTCTGGGCCAAGCCCGTCAAAGACGATTGGGGCATCGAAAGCAATCCAGATTGGGTTCACAACTTTGGTGAATGGCTTGCACATGGTAGTGTGCTACCTGATCCTACACCGGAGAACCCTTTTAGTCAACGAGACGATCGCCCAAACACTTGGCTTTACAAGTTTCTCCTGTGGGTTGAAAGTAAAAAGAAACGTAAGTTACAAGTACGCATTGATCCTTGGGATACCTGGGGTATGGATCATACTCTAGCATATATCGTTTTGCCTATGCTGGAGCAACTGCAAAAGACCAAGCATGGTTCACCTTTTGTAGATGACAAGGATGTACCTAAAGAATTGCGTAGCACTAGCGCACCAGCACTCAGCGAAAAAGATAAGGACTGTGGTGCTGTAGATGACTTGCACTTCAAACGCTGGGAGTGGGTACTAGACGAAATGATCTTTGCCTTCCGCAGTAAGGTAGATGACAACTGGCAAGATCAGTTTACAAGTGGTGAACCTGATTGGGGTAGCAAGGTAACTGAATTTGATGAGAATGGCAAGCCTAAGCTGTATCAACTTGTTAAAGGCCCTAACGACACGTACAAGATTGATATGAAAGGTATGCAAGCATACCAGAAGCGTATCAGTAATGGCTTTAGACTTTTTGGCAAGTACTACGAAAATCTTTGGGATTAATTTAAAAGGAGATATAAATGGCAACAGCAAGTGTAATAGCAAATAAACTTCGACCCGAAGTTGAGTTTGATCCCTCTAACCCAGAGCATCGACGCCTATACGGTTTGTTCTTAAAGAATCATAGTTGGCGCCATTCTCCAATTCGATTTATTACACGGCCGAGCTACGGGATCGACAAAGGTGTAATCGATCGTAAACTGTTAGAGTATTACACTAAGGCTGAATTTTCTAGCAGCCATGAATAGTAACACCACATACTGTTTGCTTGTAAATAGAGCTGATAGGATAACATATGGCTGTTAAGAGTACAACACAAATGACTAAAAATGAGCTTATTAATTTCTTGCGAGAGAAAGATAAGATCATCGCTGATCTTAACGCTAGGATTGATGATCTAGAAAGTTTGGCTATCACTAGTCAAGCTATTCCTTTAGACACAGATAGCAGTCGATTACTCACATTAATGAATCAACGCATTAAAGCATTAGAAGAACAGATAAATGCAAACAAGTAAAGTTTTTGTTTACGGCACTCTCAAGAAGGGAGATAGCTGTCGAGGCCTTGATCGTTGGGCAACTGGAGTACAGTTTATAGGTCCCGCAGTTACATCGAGCTCTTCATTTAGTCTATACGATCTAGGTGCATTTCCTGCGACAACACTTAACGGCAATTCACATATTTCGGGAGAAGTATGGATCGTTGATCAAGATACTATGCATGACCTAGATCGCATCGAAGGCTATCCTGCATTTTATAAAAGAACTCAAGTAGATACAACACAGGGCCGAGCCTGGATGTATTTTATTCCCGACATTGAAAACTATCAAGCAGAATTAATTAAACCTAACACTAACAACACAGTATCATGGAGAGCATATGAGCCAAGTTGATTTAAACAGGTACATGAAATTTGTACAAGCAGTAACCAGTAAAGAATCTGATAATTACGATTACTTGCACAAACGTATTGAAGAACTACGCAATCAAGAATCACCGGTATTCAATCCAGCCTTGCTAATGACCGCGGTTATTGGCCTAGGCAGTGAAGGAGGTGAGTTACAGGAAATTGTTAAAAAGATTCTGTTCCAAGGTAAGCCCATTGATGATGACACTGTGTTCCATATGAAGCGTGAACTAGGAGACATCATGTGGTATTGGGTTAATGCTTGCCGTGCGTTGAATTTAGACCCAAATGATGTTATCGCAGAAAATGTTCGCAAACTAGAAGCACGTTATCCAGGTGGACAGTTTGATGTACACTACAGCGAGAATCGAAAAGCCGGCGATCTGTAAAAATGGAAACAATGCTTTTACTTATAACCTTGTTATTAGTTAAGCATGCCATTGCAGATTTCTTTCTGCAACGGGCTTTCATGTTTAAAGACAAACATGTGTATGCTGGCCCTGGTGGCATCTCTCACGCCAGCATACACGGATTTTTAACATTCCTTGCTGTTGTTATCTGCTTACCGAACTTATGGTTATTTGCTATCTTGTTTGGTTTGTTTGATGCAGTAGCACATTATCACATTGATTACGTTAAGAGCAGTTGGAATGTTAAGACGCAGGCCGCACCCAGTGAAACAAGATACTGGTATGCATTTGGTTTGGATCAAATGGCACATTCCTTAACGTATGTGTTAATTGTTTATATTATTTTCTTAAGGTAAAACCATGAAACGTATTTTATTATGCGGACTGCCAGGCTCCGGTAAAACAACTCTGGCCAAGCGACTAGTTGAAACACTAGGCAATGCTGATTGGTATAATGCTGACAGTGTACGAGAACAGTTTGACGATTGGGATTTTAGTCCCGAGGGACGAGCTCGACAAATGAAGCGTATGCAGGACTTTACTAGAAAGAGTGTAGCCAAAGGTCGTTATGGTATTGCAGACTTTGTTTGTCCGACTCAAGCACTACGCGATGAGTTCAGAGGCGACTATGTTATCTGGATGAACACTATTAAGGAAGGACGCTTTGAAGATACAAACCAAATGTTTGAAGCACCTGTTGATGTTGATATGGAAATTGCCGCAGACGAATGGTGGACTGATGAATGGGTAGAACACTGGGCTCGACTGCTAGCTGTTGACATCAAGGATCATGAATTCCAAACCAAACTACCAACCACACAGATGCTAGGTCGTTTCCAACCATTCCATCCAGGACATCGTGCGCTGTTTGAGCGAGCTCTAGCCAAGCATGGACAAGTTGCTATTCTAATCCGTGACATGCCCATCACAGAAAGCAACCCTTGGCAACAAGATGATATTGCTACAAACATTGAAAAAGAATTATACGAGTACGCAGGTAAGTTTAGAATCTATCCAGTACCTAACATCATGAACATTACATATGGACGCGATGTAGGTTATAAGATTGAGCAAGAAGTATTCGACGACACTATTCACAACATCAGTGCTACAAAGATTCGTGAACAGATGAGGAAAGAAGGTAAACTTTGAATGATTCGTCAAAACGTAGTCTTGCAAAAACGCTCAGCTGGCGTATAACAGGCAGTGCATCTACATTTACTATTACATATCTTGTTACAGGCAGTGCAGGCATAAGCACCGGCGTTGCTGTAATACAGATGATTGCTAACACATTTTTATATTGGTTTCACGAACGACTATGGAATAAAATTAATTGGGGCCGCGAATAACAGTTGACAAACTGTTCTAACTAGCATATACTTAATTTATAAATCTTACAATAAGGATCATCACTATGGCTAAAGTAACTAAAATTTCAGATAAACTTTCAAAGGTAAACGACAACTTTACCGTTAACATGTACGACAACGGATACATGCTAGAGATTGGCGGACGTAACAAAGACGACGATTGGGCAACTGCTAAGATTATGTGCAACTCAGCAGACGAACTAGTAGCTCTTATCAATGAAGCATCTGCCATGGAGCGCGAATAAGATGGCTGTGTGGGCATTGGCTCCTGCCTACAAAAAGAGCATCCAAGAAATCGAATTTTGGACCAAGGATGGGAAAGTAATTCAATACAGTGTCTGGTGGCGCGGCGGTAATGTCAATCTTACTACCGCCACTGATGAAGCACCTGAAATCGATCTAGAGAACGACGATGCTGACGGATTGGATGTGTATTCCCTAGCAGACGGTGAAACTATTTTAGACGTAGAAATGGATAGCTTTTGGGACGGTGACAGTACCGAATGGCTAGCGGTTTCTCCCGATGTAACAGAAGAAGAGCTACAGGAAGTCATTGATGCCTGGGAAGAAGAGTGGAGCGAAGGCGTAGAAAATCTTGGTTGGGAACTTGATGATAACGAAGTATATTTCCACGGCGAACTAACGCTAGAGCGAATCAAAGAAAATTAATATATGCGAATTGAACGAGACGTAAAACTCGATTATAGTGATGTGCTGTTTCGCCCTAAGCGTAGCACAATGGGCAGTAGAAGTGAAGTTGACTTAAAGAGAACTTATACATTTAGGAACAGCCAACAAACCTATACAGGCATCCCCATCATGGCTGCTAATATGGATGGTGTTGGTACTTTTGATATGAGTTTGGCATTGGCAAAGCAGGGCTTGTTTACATGCTTGGCTAAGAGTTATCAACCAGCTGATATTCACGAATGGCTTAATACTAGTGAATATAAAGATGACCTAGTAAAAGCTATTGCAGTTAGTACAGGCATTACTGATGTTGATAGCGAACGTATTGAAGCTACACTTAAGTTTAGTCGCAGTATCAAATACGTTTGTATCGATGTTGCTAATGGCTATAGCGAAAAGTTTATCGACTATGTAGCACGTTTTAGAGAACGTTTCCCGCACGTAACTATTATTGCAGGCAACGTAGTAACGCCTGACGTAACAGAGGAGTTAATTTTACGTGGAGCAGATATTATTAAAGTGGGCATTGGCCCAGGCAGTGTTTGCACTACTCGCATTAAGACTGGCGTGGGTTACCCGCAGTTGTCCGCGGTCATCGAATGTGCGGATGCTGCACACGGTCTTGGTGGGCATATCATTGCTGACGGCGGGTGTACTTGCCCTGGCGATGTTGCCAAGGCTTTTGGAGCAGGCGCCGATTTTGTCATGCTTGGAGGAATGCTCGCTGGATGTGATGAAGGTGGAGGAGAAGTTGACCCCAGCGACAACACAATCACCTTCTACGGAATGAGTTCTACTGCGGCACAGGACAAACACGGCGGCCGCAAGACTTACAGGGCCAGTGAAGGGCGTGTAGCTAATATTCCTTATCGCGGCACGGTTGAGCCTGTGGTTCAAGATATCCTTGGTGGTGTACGTAGTACGTGTACATATGTAGGTGCTAAAAGTTTGAAAGAATTAAGCAAGCGTACAACCTTTATACAGGTTAATAACGGGAAACAATTTAACACAGTATACGAAAGCAGTACTGTAGGTAGCTAAAATGAACACAATAGATAAAATTTTTAAGTACAATAGAAGTCCTGTTATTTCTGATTTCTTTAAAGAAAAACTAAATGAACTAATTGGTTTTGGGACCTATCATAACGAAATAGAAAAGGTTCGTGACGGTATTGTTCAAGAGCTAGTTAACTACAGAGAAAAATATAAAATTACAAATGTAGTTATTGGTATGAGCGGAGGCCTCGATAGCGCACTAACAGCAAGTCTGTACAAAGCCGCTGGTTATCATGTTATTGGTGTTACACTGCCTATCCATCAGAATCCAGACGAAACTGCTCGAGGTATTGAAGCAATTAAAGCATTGAGCTTAGACCATAAGCATATTGATTTAACACAGGCGTATGATAACTTAGTTGGGTTTTATCAAACAGACAATGCTGACCTCACAGACAACGATAAACCTACACTAATGCGTAAAGGTAATATCAGAGCTCGCCTACGTATGATTACACTATATAATCTTGCAGGTAGGTATAAGGGCTTTGTTGCTAGCACCGATAACTTCAGTGAACTCGCCGCAGGCTTTTGGACGCTACATGGTGATGTAGGTGATGTTGCTCCTATCCAGAGCTTAACAAAAAGCTGGGAAGTACCTGCTATGGCAGAGTTACAGGGCGTACCGCAGAGTACTGTTTATGCTGTACCTACAGACGGCTTAGGTATTGCTAATGGTGATGAAGATCAATTTGGGTTCAGCTACTTAGAGTTTGATATTGCTGTGTTTACTCTTATTAAAGGATTAAGCCTAGCAAATGCTAATGAGCAGGATATCCAAATTATTAATAGTGTTAAGCATCGTATTAAAGGATCTGCGTTTAAACGTGCGAATCCTTATAACTTATTTCATCCGTTGTTCGGCGCTAGATTTGATGAGCTCAGAATGCTTGATGAAACATTATAACTATCATATAAATAACGTGTGTAATACACATTCATAACAGGAGACTAAAATGGGTATCGAACTTTTAATCGCAATAGTTGTACTTGGCGGCGTTGCTGTATGGTACTTCAATAGAGGTGCTAAGTCATTGGACCTAAACAGTGATGGTAAGACTGATGTTGCTGATGCTAAGGTTGCAGTTGAAAACGCAGTTACTGGCGTAAAAGCTGTTGCTGATGTTAACAATGACGGCAAGCTAGATTCAGCTGATGTTAAGGTTGTTGCTGAAAAGGCTAAGAAGACTGCTAAGAAGGCAGTTGGTAAGGCTAAGGCTGCTACAGCTAAGGCTACTACAGCTAAGAAGCCAAGACCTAAAAAGCAGTAAGTAACTTCTGTGTTTTTTGCGTTTGACGTAGACGGCACATTAACGCCGAGTAGGCAACGAATTGACCCAAATTTTGAGCAGTGGTTCATTGAATGGATGAGCATTGTTCAAGATAAGGGTCATTCTGTTCTTTTAGTCACAGGAAGTGATTACGATAAGACAGTTGAACAGCTGGGATCAGCTATCACTGAATCTGTTGACTATTGCTGTAATTGCTTAGGTAATCATGTATTACATAAAGGGCAATTAATCGAATCCTATACATTCGAACCAAGCAACAATCTAATTGAATTCCTAGAATCAGAACTAGCATCTAGTCCATACACAGAACGATATGGAAATCATATCGAGCATCGCGGTAGTATGATTAATTTTAGTGTAGTTGGGCGTAACGCTTTTGGTGAACAGCGCAAACGCTACTATGACTGGGATAGATTTAGTTGCGAGCGTCTAACCTTAGCAGAAAAGATTAACACCCTCTTTCCCGATGTATCTGCACAAGCAGGTGGCGAGACAGGTATAGATATTATACCTAATGGCCGCGACAAACGGCAAGTAATCAAGTATACCGGAGATCAAAAGGTTTGGTTCTTTGGTGATAGGTTGGATGACGGCGGCAACGATAAACCTTTAGCAGATGCATTGCTAGCATCCGGTACTAACTCTGAAGCGTTCCATGTGAAGTCGTGGCATGAGACTTGGGAAATGTTACAGGATATAACTATTAACGATTTAAAGATTACAATACATAAGTGAAAAAATAGATAAATACACTTATATAACTTATTTTAGGAGTTCACCATGGGGACAGTTACATATCCAGCAGGCGCAACAACATGGAGCGTTGCTGATAGAGAAGCACAAAAAGAATTTGCCGCAAAGCTACACGGTATTGCCGTAGAAGATCTAGTTGTCGGCGTACACATTGGTCCTGAAGAATCAAATGGGATAGGACTGCCAGAAGACTTTGAAGGTCTTCGTCCCTTCCACAAAGTTGATAATCCTGCGGATGGATGGAACAATGGTGCCAAATACGTAGTGTATTTTGAAAATGAAGCAGGTGAAGTATTCAAAGCAATTAATGCTGATCCTGCAACAATTTCTGCACTAACAGAAGGCCCAGAGTTTGAGTCGGTAATTTCTTATAAGTAATTCTTGACTTTCATTAATAAAGGCATTATACTTAATGTATTATGTCAACAAATACTCTAGAAACTTATATCGAAACTATAAACGATATAAAAGATTACAGCGAATTTGTAGAGTGGATTAACTCGTTATCTAAACAGCTAACGGTTGATCCCTCTATTAGAACACCCGAACATTTTGTCTATGGTTGCCAAGTGTCTACTTGGTTTAAGTGTTCTATTGATGATAATAAACTTTTCTTTTCCTTCGACAGTGATTCAAATTTTGCTAAAGGTGTAGTAAAAATACTACTCGATATTATCAATGGATCAACGGCAGAAAAAATTAAAAAGTTATCATTTTATGATCTAAGACAAATTAGTCGTCACTTGCCCACAGAACGACAACGCACACTACAAATTATCTTAAATAAAGCGCATGAACTTGCAAACACAACAGGAGAAACACAATGAACTTTGTACCATATGTAATTGAAAAGACCAGCCAGGGTGAACGCAGCTATGACATTTATAGCCGCTTGCTCAAAGAACGCATTGTGTTTCTCAATGGAGAAGTAAACGATGCAGTCAGTAACAGCATTTGTGCTCAGTTGCTGTTCCTAGAAGCAGAAGATCCAGATGCAGATATTAGTTTTTATATTAACAGCCCAGGCGGAGTAGTAACCTCTGGCATGGCTATGTATGACACTATGCAGTACATCAAGCCAGATGTAAGCACTATTGTTATGGGCCAGGCATGTAGTATGGGTTCGCTACTAGCACAAGCAGGTACCGCAGGTAAGCGCAAGATGCTGCCAAATGCACGTCACATGATTCACCAACCTTCGGGCGGCGCGGGCGGCCAAGCCACAGACATGGAAATCCAAGTACGCGAAATCCTAGCCATGAAGAAGAACCTCACAGAGATTTATGTAAAGCATAACAGCCGCGGCAAGACTTTTGAGGACCTTAGCCGAGACATGGAGCGTGACTATTTTATGAGCGCAGATGAAGCACTAGCATACGGTCTAGTGGACGAAATTATTGCTGGCCGATAAAGGTTTATAGTTAAATAGTGTTATGCAAATAGAAAAACATTCACCTAACAAAGAGCTAATCGTATTTACAGAATCGGCACAAGAGCACTTTAAGCAAGTTGCCGGATCCGCAAATGCGTTAGGCGTCCGCCTTGCATTAGGTGGCGGCGGCTGTGCAGGATTTAGTTATAAGTGGGAATTAATTAAAACACCCAGCGAAATTGACGCTAGCGATTATTCTCGAGCATACGATGGTTGGACATTTTGGTTAGATAAAACTTCTGAACTTTATCTCATTGGTAGCACAGTAGATAAGAAAGTAGACATTTCTGGCAGTGTAATTGATATTCAATCACCGCTCGCTGCCAGCAGTTGCGGTTGCGGCGAAAGTGTTAACTTTAAAATCTGATGTCAAATTTTAGCTTCATCGAATACAGTTTCGATCCATACGAAAATAATCCAGAAGATATATACTCGTCCTTAAATAGATTAGGGTTTGTTCAACGTAATGTTCACACATCTAATGAATCTAGTATGTGGATACAAAATCAATGTATTATTCTGTTGAGGGAGACTCCGCTCGTTGATACTCCTAAGATAACAGGTTTAGGTTTAGTAATCGACGAGTCTGTAGCTGATAATAATTTTCATTTTGAGGATCAATGCGGCATGTTAGTTGCACACGATCCAAATGGTTTTAGAATTTTAGCAATGCCCGAAAAAAGTTTAACTAAGATGATAACTCATGGTTACATAGTTGTTGATCGAAAACAATATGAAACAACTGGCCTAGAATATTTTAGCGGTATAGTTTATAATA